TCACAGGACGCCTCGGAGGCCGAGGGTGGTTTCGGCGGGGCATACGTAGACGCCGCCTATGCCTCCGCCGCTGGGTGAGAGCTTCTCGCCGATGCGGAGGGGCTGATGCTCTGCGCTGCCGCACGGGCAGGCGGGTTCCGGCAGTGCGGTCTGGCGGTCGGGGCCAGGGTCCGTAGGCTCGTCCATGGCGGCGCTCCGGTCAGTGTCGTCCATGCCCCCGGGCCGTGCCCTCGGTCGCGGGGGTCCTGCGTGCAATTTCACGATACCCCTGTGGGATAGGCGGTATAGGCCGTATAGGTCGGCTCGTCTCGCCTGGCGGGGTAGGTCCACCTAGCTTCTCGATCATGAAGTGGGAGCCGGAGGTACCGCGCTGGAAGCAGGTCTACGCCGTGATGTCGGAGCGCATCCTCGACGGCACCTACGCACCTGGGGGAAGGCTCCCCTCCGCCATGGGCATCTGCGGCGAGTTCGGGATCAGCCAGGTGACCGCGAAACGCGTGTTGACGGAACTACGCAAGGCGGGGCTCGCCTACATGCAGCCGGGCATCGGCACGTTCGTCACGGAACTGCCCCAGCCGCCCAGCTCGTAGCCCGCTGTCCGACCCCGCGACTAGGATCGGGGCATGCCTCCGACTCCGTCTCACCGTGGTTCCGCGCGGTCTGCTGCGGAGCTAAACGATGCCATCCGCGCCCTGTTCCCGCATCGGGATGCGCGGCTGACGGATGAGCAGCGGGAGGAGTATCACCGGCTACTGGCGGAGCTGGACCGGGTGGAACGCGGGGACGTCACCACAGCGGCGTAGTGCCGTCCGGGTCCCGCCGTCGGACGGCTACAAGGGGTGGGCGCAGTACAGCTCTGATCGTTCAAGCCTGGCCGCCGCCGGGACCCCAGTCCCCTGCTCTTGAGGGCGCGCACTGGCCAGTCACGCACGGGACGCCCCTACAGGTGAGGATACGGCCGCCACGTAAGATCCCGCCGTGGCACACACCTTCGAAGATCTCGTGAAGCTGGAACAGGCAGCCGAGGACGCACGCGCCCGCCTCGCCCACCCCGACGTCGACTACGACGAGCAGTGGGAGGCGTGGCGGGAGGCGGCTGGCATCTTTCAGACGGCCGTCACCAAGCACGCAGAAGCCGAGGGGAAGCCGCGCGTGGACGTCGAGATGGCCGTGAAGAAGGCCGTCAGGCACGCGGAGGGCTAGAGGAACAACTGTCCCGCCCAGTAACCGAAGGCGAACATCAGCGCCCCGCCAAGCGCAAGACCCGCCACAGCGCCGCCCACGAAGTACCTCACGGCGCCTCCCAGGTTGCGGCCTCGCCCGGGGTTCCACGCTCGGGCGAGGCGCCAGCAACAGCAAACCCGACTTGGCGACTCATGCTGCCTGCATCGGATCTGACCATGCTACGAGTCGCCACCGACAACGCCGGGGCGCCGCGTGGACAGGACCTTCTCGACGACGAACGCCGAGTCCGGCGTGCGCGCGGCCGGCAGCAGCTCGGGCGGCAGCTCGTTGCGGTGCCTGCGCATGATCTGCCGCAGCGCGCGGACACGATCCGGGTACGTGCGGTGGGCCATGATCCCCAGCATGGCAGAGATCAGCTCTCGTCCGGCCAGGTCGTCAACGTCTCGCCGGTCTCCTCGTCGACGAGGGTGATGCGGGCGCCCGGCTTGCCCCAGTCGCCGACCCAGGTGGTGAACTTGTCGCGCGCCACGGCTTCACTCCCCCACCAGCCGTGCGCCACCGGACGGCCGGCGGCGGTCAGGGTGAGGTGGAAGCGCTCCGAGTCGGTCACGCCCCCAGGATGGCAGGCGGCCGCGTCCCGCCTACAATCGAACGCATGTCCGACCTGCCTCGCGCCGAGCGCCTCGCCAAACTCCGCGCCCTCGAGGAATGGCTCGACTGGCAGCTACACGACACCCGACGGAAAATCCGCGACCTCGAAACCGCAGCCACCCCGCCCGCCAGCTACGTCATCGAACCCAAACAACACCCCAAGCACCCGGCGCCAGCCCTCATCCACCTCGCCGGCTGCACCATGGCAGACCGCAAAACCAGCCCCGTCGAGGCAGACGCCGCCCGCATCGGCCTCACGAAGGACCCAGAGCACATCGCTGCCTGCGAATTCTGCGCGCCAGGCAAGGCGCTGGGGATCGACGGCTAGGAGCTGCGAAACTTCCGGACCGCCTTCTTCGCCGCGGTCTTCTTGGCGGCCGTCTTCTTCGGCACCTGCACTTCGGTGTCCTCGCCGCGGGACGCCTTGGCTTCTTTTACCGACTCCTGCAGGGCGGACATCAGGTCGACCAGCTGGCCCGGCTGTTTGGCCGGCTCGGGCACCTCGGGCAGTTCGCGGTCTTCGCGTTTCGCTTCGATGACCTTCGCGAGGGCCTCGGTGTAGGTGTCGCGGAACTCCGGGTCGTCGAGGTCGTCACGGCTCATGCTGTCCATGAGGGCGAGCGCCCCCTCGATCTCGTCGTCGGACAGCTCGACCGGGGGCGGCAGGAGCTCGGCGGGGTCGCGGATTTCGTCGGGCCAGCGCATCGCATGCAGGACGATGACGTCGTCACGCACCCGCAGCAGGCCGAGCCGCTCGCGCCCGCTCCACGCGTACTTCGCCACGGCGACCTTCGACGACCTGCCCAGCGCCTGCGTGAGCAGCTTGTACGGCTTCGCCGCCACCTGCCCGTCCGGCACCAGGTAGTAGCCCTCGGCGATCTGGATCGGGTCGATTGAGTCGAGCGGCACGAACGCCTGGATCTCGATCGCCTTCGCTGTCGGCAGCGGAAGCTCCCGCAACTCGGCGTCACTGATGGGGACGACCTGGTCCTTCGACCACTCGTAGCCCTTGCCGATCTCCCCCTGCGACACTTCGCGGTCCTCCAGTTCGCACACCTTCCGCACCCGCACGCGGCCCATGTCCGCGAGGTGGTACTGGTGGAACTGGATGCTGCGGTTCTCCGTGGCGCTCGCCACGCGGATGGGAACGGTCACGAGACCGAAGCTGATGGCGCCTGACCAGATGGTTCGGGGCATGGCTGACCTCCGCGATAGCCCCGAGCAGCATCAGCCTACGACGCGACGCCACACCGCTCATATCGGGGCGAATGGTGCGAATAGGTGGGGCGGGATGAGGAACACGGCGACAAACAACCCCTCACCCCTCACCGGAGCCGCAATGATCATCAAGAGAATGCATGAAATGGGCATCCGCAGCGAACACGCCTACATGGCAGGCATAGCTTCCATCGGCCTCTCCGTCTTCACCTGGGTCACCAGCCTCAAAGCCGAACCCGGCCCCCAGGCAGACCTCGCCCGCGCCGACCGGTGGGGCATCTTCGTCGGCGAATGGGCGCCCACGTTCTTCGGCCTCGGCCTCGCTCTCTCCCACTACGAGCAGCAAGAGGGCACCCTCACCACGAGCGTCCGCGACCTCTGGGTCGAGAAGAAGGAACAGGAACGCCCGACTGCCTGAGAACGCGAGCGCGCCCGCCTCTGGACCAAGGGGCGGGCGTCCGACTGTCGACATGCAACATCCGGGAATGGAACTGCCTCACGGCCCACCACCAGCGCGCTAGGTTGTCGCCCTCACTGCACACACCCTGGGGGACCGTGAAACTCATCTGGCTGCTGCTCGCCATCCTGCTCACCGCGCTCACTATCGGCGGCCTCATGAGCGCCACCAAGGGCGCCGATGGGGCTTCCATCGTCGGCGACCTCGTTATCAGCGCACTCCTCGGCGCCGGAGCCGTGGCCTGCTGGAGACGCACCAGCCGCTGACACGCAAGGGCCCGCCTCGACGGGGGTGGCGAGGCGGGCCTGCTGCCAGTGTGGCACGGGGGTGTCAGCGCTGGGCGAGCAGGCGAGCCGCGCGCTCACGGCGCTGCTGTTCCTTGCGCTCGGCGCGGGCCCTAGCGGACTGCCGGCGAGCCCTCTCTCGAGCCTCCGGGGAGAGCAGCCGCTGCACGGTGGTCGGATGCCACTTCCCTCCCCGCTTGCTGCGGAGGCCCTTCTCGTTCGCCCGGGCGCAGATGGCGCGGATGCTGAGCCCTTCCTCGTCGCGCCAGCGTTCCATCTGTTCGGCGATGGCGTTCTCGCGCTCGTCATCGGTGAGCTCGCCCTCTTCGACGCGCTGGCCGAACCGGGGCGCGCCGTAGGCGTAGCCGCCGCGCTCACCCTTGGCCGAGCGGCCCTCAGTAAGCCGCTTGATGATGAGCCCGCGGTCGAGTTGGTGGAACACGCCGCGCATCTGCCGCATGGCCGTGCGCATCGGGTCGGAAGCGTCGTCCTCCAGGTGCTCGCCGTGGTCCGCAGTGAACACCCGGCCGCCCAGGGCCCACACGTAGGAGAGCACGGCCTCTTGCACGGTGAGCTCGCGGGCGAGCCGGTCGAGGTTCGGGGCCAGAATGCCGTCGGCCTGGCCCTCGGCGATCCACTCCACGGCCTCCATCAGGCCCGGGCGTTCGTCGAGCAGCGTCGTGCCGCTCTTCCCGCCCTTGCCATCCCCGTCCGTGACCATGTGGACGATCCGGATGCGCGGGGCTGTCTGGGCCTTGGCCCACCTCCGACAGTCGGCTTCCTGTGCAGGGAGGCCGTAACCGTCCACGGCCTGGCCGGCGGTGGAGACGCGGCGGACCAACACGAGTTGGAGGACAGGGTTCCGAGGGGTCGCCATGGCCATCACTATACACATCTATGGGCATAGATGTAACAGCGCACGTCGCGACCTTGGGTATGGCATGTTATCGAGAGTGCTTCGGCCCAACCGGGCGCGCTTCAAGGGGGAGTTAGGCAGCCCTCGCTTGACGCACTGGCTAGCCTCCGAGCATGAGCACACACCGAGGGACCGCGGTCCTCCTCCTGGAAGATGGCCGCGAGTTCGATGTCGCCGCTGACCTTACGAAGACGATCCTCAACGGGCGGACCATCTGGGGCGGCACCCTGAGCGTCCCCGACCAGAGCAAGCCGATCGAGCTGATGAACCTGCAGCAGGGCATCGTCCGCATCGGTGGGGCAGAGGGAGCATTTAACCGGACGGACATCTCCGACTGGCTGGACTCCCCCGCGGGCCTGTTCCGGATCCGTGTCGAGGGCAACGGCGACGCCCCCTTCTGACACACCAGAACGCCCCCGTTCCCCTGCCGAGGCAGAGGAACGGGGGCGTCTGTCACGCGGGTTCGTCGTCGGGCGGCCAGTCCGGTTCGAGGAACGGGCGGGGCGACAGCCAGAACGGCGGGTCGGCGGTGTCGTCGTCAGTCATGCGGGCCTCCTACGGGTACTGGCGGCGGGTGGGGTCGAGGCCTGCGGCGAGAGGCCCCGGCAGGTCTCCGTCCTCGCCGCCACTGGTGTTGCGGCAGGTGTAGTGGCCGGAGCCGTCCCCGTCCGGGGTGCACTCGTAGGTGGCACCCCGATACTCGAACGTCCAGCCCGACGGCGGCGGACCCGCGGGCCCTTGCTCGCCGGGCTCGCCCGCCGGCCCTGGGGGTCCGGCCGGTCCGGGTTCGCCCTGGGGGCCTGGTGGACCGGGCTCGCCGGCTGCTCCGTCGGCACCGGGGGCTCCGTCGGATCCGGGCTCCCCGGATGGGCCGGGCGTGCCCGGGCCGCCGTCCTGGCCGTCGGCGCCGTCGCTGCCTCGCGATCCGGACGGGCCGGGAGACCCTGGCGCGCCGGGATCCCCCTCGGGTCCGCGGGGCCCCGGGATCGGGACCGGCACCTCGGCCCGGTCCGGGAGATCCTCCACCGCCCGTGACGGATCCGGCGCCACTGGCGTTTCGCCCTCCGCCTTGATCTGCGCCCGCAGGGCTCGCACATCGCCCGCGAGCGTCGACACTGCGGTGCCTCGCAAGTCCGCTTCACGCGCGAGGTCCTGGCGCGCGTCCGCTTCACGGCCGATGAGGATCAGCGATAGCGCCACCCCGCCACCCAGCGTCAGCAGAATCGCCACCAGTAGAAGCAGACGTCGGTTGCGATACAGCACGAACTCGGCCCGCGTCATGGCGAACCTCCGAGCCGCTCCACCATCAGCCGCAGCCGGGCCGACTCCAGCCGCTCCGTCGCCAGTTCCTGCCGCACGGTGGCGAGCTCCTTTCGAAGCTCCGCCCGCTCCTCCTGAAGCTGATCCGTCAGGCTGTTGAAACCCGTCACCGCGTTGCCCTCCCGGGCCGCCCTGGTTGCGCCGCGGCTTCCGTACATGACGCCTGCCGCGGCCATGGGCCCGCCGATCAGCGCTGCGATCGCCGTGACCATGGCCGCGTCCACGCCACCACCTCCCCGACGCGCTCATGGGGCAGAGCTAAGCCGCCTTGACAGGGCTGAACTCCTCCAGCCGCGTCGACGGCACCGGCGGGGTGACGATGAACCGCTCGACGACGGCCAGGAGCGCGGCGATGGATCCCATCCACAGGGCTTGGCGGTCGGCGGACCAGTCGAGGCCGAGGCCGATGAACAGCGACATGACCGCCTGTGCGGTCTGGAGGATCGCGGCCGCCCAGGCGCCGTTCTTCGCGACGAACGCGATGATGACGGCCACGACGCCAGCGGCGATCGCGTTGATGGCGGTCTGGACACCGTCGGACACGTTGAGCTCGTAGCCGAGGAGCTTGACGCCGGCGGCGATGAAGCCGAGGAGCAAGGCGGGTTCTCTTCCGAGGAGCATGGGGGTTCTCGTTTCTTCTAGGCGGACTGCGCACGTTCGGCGAGCCAGCGCCGGACGGTCTGGTTGTGGCGGGCGTCGGCGAGTGCGTTGTGTTCGCCGGATTCCTGTTGCGGGAGGTCGTTCCAGGCGAGACCGAGACGTGCCCGCTCCTGCTGGATGTCGTGGGTGAACATCGGTACGCCGTCAGGGAGCGCGATCATCGGGCCCCACAGTTGGGCGAGGGCGACGTGGTCGTAGGCTCCGTAGTTCGCCCACAATTCGACGTCTGGCCCGGCTGCGCGAATGAACTCGGCGACCTCGTTGGCGATGGTCTTCCGGTGCTTCACCCGGTGGTCGGCGTAGTGAAAGAGCCAGCGCTTCGGCATGTGGATCCGCTGGTCTCCGTGGCCCTTGGGGAGATGCGGGACCACGTTCTCCATCAGCCACTTATGCTTGCGGATCCGGCGCACCGGCATGTCCCGGTTCACCGCGTAGTACTCGCGTCCGTCGTCGCACACCATGCCGATGGAGATCAGCTCGATGGTGCGGCCGTCTTCCAGGAACTCCAGGTCGTAGTCGATGGCAGTCACGCGATCACCTGGAAGCCGTACTTGGCGCCGAGCTTGGTGAGGCTGGTCTTGCCGGGGATGCCGTCCGCCGCGCTCCCCGAGTAGCCGAGGCGGCGCTGCCAGCGCGCGTAGGCGTCGACGGTGGCGCTGCCGAAGTGGCCGTCGCTGTACACCTTCGCGAGCAGCCCGGCGTTCACCAGTGCCGTCTCGACGATGCGGACACCGGAGTAGGTGACCGGTGTGCCCGACGCCTTGGGGTTGGAGCGGGCGGCGGCGACCAGCTTGGACAGGTCCACGGTCGGCTTCTGCGGCTTGGGGAGCGGCTTCGGCGCGGCGGGCTTCGCGGGCGTGTCGGAGGTCTTCGTGTCGAGGCGCTCCTGGATCCGGGCGCGCATCGACGCCATGGTGAAGCCGCGCGGGTCTACCTTCCCCGGCTGCCACTCCAGATGGCCGATGACCGACCGCTCCGTCCACCCGTGGTGACGGCAGATCGCCGCCGCCGCCTTCTCGATCGCCTCCATCTGGGCTGCCGGCCACGGGTCTTCGCCGTCGCCGAGGTTTTCGCACTCGAAGCCGTAGAAGTGCCGGTTGCCGTCGGTGTTCGCCTCGTTGTCGCCGGGCACCACCTTGTCGCCGATGACGGCGCGCAGGACGTCGTCGTCGCCGAGGCCGGCGTGGTTGGCGCGGCCGTAGCCGATGAGGTGGACGGTGCCGTCCTTGGTGATGACGCCGTGGCACAGCGGGCCCGGCAGGTCCGCGTATCCCTTGCGGCAGATGTCGACCGTGCGGGCGGATCCCTTGGTGACGGTGTGGTGGATCATCACGCCGTGCACCGGGCCCCAGGCGCCCTTGCTGTTGCGGTTGTGGTGCGGCCAGTCGCCGTGTTCCTGGACCTTCACGCCCTCGGCGCGCAGTCGGGCCAGGAACACGGCCGCGGACAGTGGAGTAGCCAAGACATCTCCAGAGATGAGAGAAGCCCCAGCCGTCGGCGCGGGGCGAATTGGGTGGGCGGGTCAGGCTGCGGCTTCGTACATGCCGGTCATGCGCAGCTGGTGCCCGGCGGCCAGCGTTGCCGGGATCGTGGCGGTCTGCTGCTGCGTCGACGTCGTCGTCGAGTTCGTAGGGAAGAACGGGCTGGTCGTGGTCGCGTTGGCGGAGATGACGAGCTGACCGTTCCAGCGGGAGCCTGCCAGCAGATGCGCGTTGCCGATCATGGTGGCTCCAGCGTTCGCCGACGCGACGGGCAGGCTGAAGGAGTACACGCCGCTGCCGTAGGTCGTGAGCGAACCGGTGGTCAGGTTGATGTGGAAGTAGACGGTCCGGCCGATCTTCATGTACCGGCCGATCAAGGTCCCGTTGTCCAGGACGGGGTTCGTCGTGGACGCCGTCCACACAGGGGTGTACGAGGTCCATGCGGCGAACATCGAGTTGAACTGGTCGCGGATCTCCTGATTCATGACCGCGGCGGACACGACCTCGCCGACGACGAAGGTCCTCGGGGCGAACGTCACATCTCCCCCATCGGTCCGGGATCCGGTACCGGGTCCTGCGGCCGGTTCGGGTTGTTCGGGTCGTCGTCGTTCCACCAGTTCCGCAGCGCTGGCTTCAGCGGCAGCAGTGCCGCCTCCACCGCGGCGACGTCCTCGGGGAAGATCAGCGCGCACCATCCCCACTGGCATTCAGTGCAGGCGTAGCGGGGGTCGGTCGGGGAGACGACGGCCGCCGAGCCGCAGGATGAGCAGTCGGCGATCCACCGGTTCTGGTTGATGCGCGCGTAGTACGACTCGTCGACCGTCTCGGCCGGCGGGGTGACGCGGCGTCCCATGCGGGTCTCGTACCAGCGCCACACCAGCTCGGCGGCGGGCACGTCGGCCCACGCGTCGGGAGGCATGGAGGGCGGGGGCGTGTAGAACGTCTCGGCGCGCACGACGGCGATGGGCATCCGGGGCTCCTAGTAGGCGAGGCGGGTGGTGGAGTCGAGCACGGAGTGCGTGGGGTCGTCGAGCACCCACACGTTGTCGGTCGTGGCACGGGAGGTGTGGAAGTCGAGCAAGTGCCGGCCGAGGCTGATCCGTTCGGAATAGCCCTCGACGAACACCGTCGTTGTGGCGGCCGGTGCCTCGGCGGGCAGGTCGGTCAGGCCGAGCACGGTGGACACGTCGGCGTCCAGGAGGGCGCGGTAGGTGGCGACCGGCAGGCTGGACGCTTCGACGGGGACCTGGCGGACTTCGGCCACCGGCTCCGCATACCGGCTGACGAGCCAGTTCGCCGCATCCGTGGCCGCGTTGTCCGTGTTCTTCAGCAGCTCGAGCGGCTTCTCTTTCTCGCCATAGCTGTTGATCGACGCCTGGTTGATCACGCGCTGGGTGGCGCCGCCCGGCCGGCTCGCCGTGACGGTGTTGATCAGCTTCTGGTTGTCGTAGGCGTACTTCACGTCGCCGGTTTCGAGATCCGAGTAGGCGAGCGTGATCGCCGCTACTGGGTTGTAGCGGACGTCGCGGCTCTGGAACAGCAACGGACCCGAGTTCCGGGTCGTCAGGAGCTTGCCCGACTCGGTGGCCTCGATCTCCTTCATGTGTTCCAGGGCGCTGCGGCCGAGCGCGGACTGCGACGCCATGGCGTCGAAGCGGCTGCCCTGGAAGTTCACGGTGATGCCGGCGTAGGTGGCGAGGCGGGAGAGTCTGGTGTTGGCGGCCTCGCCGATGTGCTCGGTACTGCCGGTGGTGTAGTGCGGGCTGAGCTCCGCAGACGTCACCGACCGCACGTACAGGGCGACGTGCGCGATCGTCCCGTTCCACAGCCGGGCGTTGGCGTAGCCGCCCACGGTCAGGAACTGAAGATCTGTGCCCTGGAACGACGTCGCCGTGTAGGTGGTGCCGTCCACAACGAGTTCGTTGGCGAACTCGTTGTACAGCAGGTAATGCAGCGCGCCGTCGGCGAGGTTGGGGGTGTTGAAAACGGTCGTCGTCACACCGTTGCCCAGCTGGTCCTTCTCGAGCGCGACCTTTCCGGTGCCCGACTCCAGCAGAATGATCAGCTTGACGGAGGCGTCTGCCGACGCCAGCGCCATCAGCACCCTGCCGTTCGTGCTGGTGGAGAACCAGGCCTCAGCCCGGACCCGGAACGAGACGTTGGCGTCGACGAAGGCGGGCCCCAGATCAGCCGACAGATACTTGCCTGCCGTCGACGAGGCCGGCGTGAACACCGGCGCCGGTGCCCCGCCCGCGCCAGCAGGACCGGTGCCCGCCCCGAAGGCGAGAGTGCCTCCAGACCCCGACTGCACCACGGCGAGGGACGCCACACTCTGGGTGCCGGACAGGTCGCCGGCGCTCGTGCTGCCGTCCGGCTCGTCCAGCGGGTAGTACACGGTGGGCGTGTCGGCGAGGACCTCCTGCACAAGCATCGGCTTCAGCTGCTTGTTGAGGCTGGCCCACGTGAACAGATCGCTACAGGTGATGGTGGCCGTGGACATCAGGCCCTTCCACTCCACCGGCCACTGATTGACCAGGCCGAAGAACCGGGGGTGGACGGTCGCGCCGAGCCAGTCCCACTCGACATAGTCGCCGGTGCCGCCGGTGCGGGTGCCGGTGAACTCGAAGTCCAAGGTCTCGCTGGTGACCCAGGCGGGGGTGGCGAGGCTGCGGCGCACGGTCCAGGTGGCGCCATCGCGGGAGGACTCCCAGTAGACCGTGCCGCTGGCTTCGCGGACGCGTAGCCACATGTGGTCGTAGGCGCTGTAGGTGAGGGACACCGCGCTGCCGTCACTGAACGACACCTGGTTCTGACAGCTGAGGACGTTGGTGACCGGGTTGTACGACCAGCCGACCCTGGTCCCGGCGGTAGTGGAGTGCACCCACATGCTCGCCGTGGCTGTCGACGAGCCACCCGCCGCCGGGACTGCGATGAGCCGGGCCGTGACCTTCGACCCAGTGAGGGTCCACTGACGGACGGTGCGGAATCCGGAGAAGACCCCGGGGTCAAGCCGCACCCGGCACCGGCCGCCGGTCTCGCTGGCGCCACCGTAAACGGTCGGCCACAGCGCGGTGTTCACCTGGTTGTCGTCGAAGTCGTCGGACAGCTGGTCGATCGGGTACGGGCTGCTGCCGGACTGGGGTGTGAACGTCGCGACGCTGATCCGGATCGGGACGGCCTGCTTGACGTTCGGGTAGTTGGCGCCCGGGCGGTCCGGGGTGAACCGCCCGTCCGAGTTGTCGAGCGTCAAGGTGGCTGTCCCGGGCTGAATCTCGCTCAGCTCGTTCTCCGCACCGCGCGTGATCTCGATCCCGCGCGCCAGGTCGACGTACTGGGTGATGTCCGTCAGCACGGGAGACAGCGAGGTCAGGGTGTGCCCGAAGGCGACCTCGACGATCGGGCGCGTGGTCACGGCTCCCCCTTTCAGGTTCAGGCGAGACCGAGGTCGCCGCCGCCGTTGGTCCGCTTCAGCTCGAGCAGGGCCTCGCGGGCAGCGCGCGCGAAGCCGAGCGCGTCGACGACCGCGCCGTCGACGTGGATGTGGATATCGCCGCCGCCACGACGCCCAGCGACAACCGCCGCCCGGCTGGCGACCGGGGCAGCGACAGTTCGCCCGGCGATCCGGCCCGCGACGGTGTCCATCGCCTGGTCGATGAACGGCATCCCCTTGATGACGCCGACCGCCACGCCCTTCGTGGTGTTCTCGCCGTCGGGCATCATCTTGGTCGCCGGGCTCTTGATCCCCAGGGCGTTGCGCAGGCTCTTCTGCATGGCCTTGGCGATCTTCTCCATGGCCTTTTCCAGCTCCTTCTCCTGGGAGAGGAGGCCTGTGAGGAATCCCTTGCTGGCGTTCTTGCCGCTGTCGTACATGCGGTCGGCGCCGACTCTGCCGAGGTTCGTGGTGCTCTTGTCGAGCTGTGTCTGCAGGGAGTTGATCTGGTTGAACGTGGCCTTGTCGGCGCCGACGAGCGCCGAGGCGTAGGCGTATCCCGCCTCGGGGCCCATGTTGAGGATCTGCCGTAGCAGTCCCTTGTTGAGGCCCTTCTTGGCGAGGATGTCGATGTACCGGGTGAACGTCCGGATCTGCGACAACTTCGACGCAAGCCCGGCCTTGATGCCACCCGCAGTGACCTGCTCGGGCTCCATCCCCAAGTTGCCGAGACCGGCGCTCTCGCGCGCCGACGAGGTGAGTTCACCGGCGTACTTCTTCGCCGTGGCGATCGTCGCCGCAACCTTGTCCCGCTTCGCCGCCAGGGCGAGGAGCTTCTTCGTCTCCCGGTTGACCATCGCGACCAGGCGGTTGTCCTTGCTGCCGTCGAACGCCTTCCAGATGTCGGCAGCGAGATCCTTGGCCGTGGCCTTGATCTTGGCCTGCGATCCGGTCAGGCCGACGATCATGCCCTTGCCGACGTCGGCCATCAACGCCTTCGTCTTCTTCGACGGAGACGAGATCTGCAACTCCTCGCTGATACCGGCCGTGACCGAGGCCGCCATGATGCGGGCGGCGCCCTGCACCAGGGAGGTGGAGCCCTTCAGCCCTGCGGCCAGCCCCCGCCCGGCGTCCATGCCGGCGCCCGCCGTCCCGCCGGACCCCGTGGAGCCGCTCGCGAGGCCGCCGGAGTTGATCGCCTTGAGCAGCGGCAGGTGCTCTCGGGTTCGGCGGGCGTTGACGACGAACTCGTTCTTCGACAGCCACGGCGCATACACGTCGTCGGACGTCTCGGTACCGGGTCCGTCGACGAGGCCGCCGCGCGCGTAGCCGCGGTACTTGAAGCCGGAGGCCGACCCGGTGTAGAGGCCGCCCGTGGCACCGTAGTTGCGGTTGTTCCTCCCCGCAGTGGCCCCGACGTTGATGGTGTGGCGGACGGTGTAGATGTCCACGCTCTTGCCGCGGATCGCGTCGATCGCCCGCTGAATCGCCCGCGCCTGCGCGCTCGCCCGGTCCCGCAGCGACCCCGTGACGGTCTTGTCCTTCAGCTCGCCGAGCTTCCGCTTCGCCGCGTCGACCTTGGCCTGGAGGTCCCTGATGGTGGCCTTGAGCGCGGCCTGCTTCTCCGGCGGCAGGCTCTTCATCTTCGCCTTGGCAGCCTCGATCTGGGACTGCCAGTTGTTGATGTTCAGCTTCAGCTTGCCCGCAGCCAGCTTCGGCGCGGACGAAGCCGCGAAGTCGCTGGCCTTCTTCTCGGCCGTAGACAAGCCGTTGAGGAAGCCTTCCTTGAACCGGTCGAAGTCCCGGTTCGCAGCCTTCAGTTTGTCGCCGATGCCGGGGACCCAGCCGAACGCCTTGGCCCCGCCGGACACGATGGCGTCGAGCGCAGTCAGCACGCCGGTCGCCGCCAGCCGGAACCCGCCGATGATCGTAGGGGCGGCAGTAATCGCGGCGCTGGTCATGTCGATCATCGCGACGCCGAACACCCGGGCCGCTTCCAGGACGGCGACCTTGTTGTCGGCGACCCAGAGGTTCAACCTCTGCAGCGGGCCGACCGCCCTGTCTACGGACTCGCCGATCGGCAGGAACGCCGAGGCGATCCCCAGGCCGGCGTCCTTCAGCGTCGGCCCGACGATCGCTCCGACGTCGCGGATTGTCTTCAGCCCGAAGCCAACATCCTTGATCACCGGGCGCAGCACTACGAGGACACCGCGCAGGCCATCCATGGCACCCGCCGCCAGGTCGCCGCCCACCTTGAAGGTCTCGCCGAAGAGCGGGCCGAGGGTGCGGCCCGCCTCGCCGCCCAGCCGGCCGATCCCGCCGAGCAGGCTGTTGACCGAGTCGAACAGCCCGTCGAGCATCTGGGCCGTACCAGGGATTCCGGTCTTCAGCCCGTCGAACATGTCGGGCAGCCCCTTGCTGAGCAGGCCGCCGATGCCGTCGCTGAAAGACTTCAGGGTCGGCCCGGAGGCGGCGCCGAAGTCGAGGAGGCTTCGGGTGAACGGGCCCATGGCGGAGGTCATGTCCCGCATGAACTGGGTGCCGAGTTTCAGGTTCGTCTGCAGGTCATCCTGAAAGCCGCTGTCTTTGAGCAGGCGGCCGACGCCTTCGGCTGCCTCACCGAACATCGCGCCCATCTCGGTCGCATTCTTGCCGAGGATCTTCACCGCCGGGGCGGCGTCCTTCAACGCCCGGGTAAAGCCGGGGAGCATCGCCTTCTGGACGTCCTTGCCGACGCCGGCGAACTCCTTCTTCATCCCGACGAGTTCCTCGGTGAAGGAACGCGCCTCGGGAGACAGCTTCTTGAGAGCCTCGGCGTACTCCTCCTTGCCCTTGCCCGCCGCCTCCATCGCATCGCCCACACCGGCGAAGCCCAACTTGAGGGTGACAGCGGCAAGGGCACCGCCGGCCATCATCGGCACCAGCGCGCCGAGCGCAGGCAGCAGCGACACACCGGCCGCAGCAGCCACGCCCAGCATGACGCCACTGAGCCCGCCGCCGGAACTGCCCAGGGCTCCGGCAGCATTCCCGCCCGCCGAAGCCACATCGCCGAGGCGGCGCGCCACCACGGGCATTCCCCCCGCCATGGCCTGAGCGGCATTCGACGCCGAGACGAACCGGCCGCGCAGATCGTGCAGCCGGCCGTTCGCGTCAGTGGTGAACGTGGCGACACCGCGCTGCGCCTGGACGCTGGCGTCGGCGACGCCGAGAAGCCGCCGGGCCGCCGCCACCATGCGGGTGCCCATACCGTCCGCGGAGTCTCCCGCCGACGTGAACCGGCTCTGCAGATCCCGAAGCCGGGTGTTGGTGTCGCCGGTGAACTGGCGCATTGCCCGGGCGCCGCCCTCGCTGGCGTCGGCCAGGCGACGGTGCAGGCGGGCCGCCGAGTCGCCGGCCGAGTTCAGAACGCGGGTCAGCCGGTCGTCGCCGTCGAGGACGAACCGCATCCGGTCGGCCATCACTCACCCCCTGACTGGGCGGCCCGGAGCCGAGCCTCGTGGTTGTCGATCCAGGCGGTGAGGTTGTCGAAGCGTTCCTCGGTGAGGGCGTCGACGTCGTCCGGGCTGTAGTGCAGGTAGAGCCCGAACAAGGGCAGGTAGGTCTCTACTCGCTCGGTGAAGCTGGGCTCTCCTGCTCCGGGGCGGGGGCCGGGTCTTTTGGGGCCGTCACGTCGGCGATGGCGGCGTCTGCGTCCTCGCGGTTGAAGGCGCTGTCACGCAGTTCGTCCCACGCGTCGGCGAGATCGTCAGGGTTGGCGCGGTACTTCTCGAGGAGGGCCTCGGCGTACCCCTTGACCTCACGGGCGTCGAGGCGCGCCCGCAGCTCGCCCTCCCACGGGTCGAAGTCGCCGTAGCGCAAGCCGGGTTCGGTCCGCTTCCTGATGACCCAGGCGACGGTACGCAGGGCGTTGATCTCGCCCTCGCTGACCGCATCCTTGATCTCGGACCAGCGGCCGGGCAAGGTCCGTTCGACGATCTGGATCTCGGAGGCGCGCAGCTTGCCCGCATCGAAGTGCTGCTCGGTCTCGCCCTCCGGCGCGTAAATGATGATCACGGATGCTCCTATTCGAGGCGGCGCCGGACGTCGTCGAGGACACGGGCCACCTCACGTTCCATGCGGGGTGTGTGGCGGCGGACGGTCGTGTCCCACCACGGGGGTGAGGCGTACTGGTTGGTCCAGCGGCGGCGGTTGCCGAAGACGGGGTGGCGGATGCGGCCCTCGTTGATGACCTTGGGCATGTTCTTCAGGTCGGGCGGCAGGCGGCCCTTGTCGACCCAGACGGTGGCGCCCGGGTTGCCGCCGGTGCGGACGCTGATCCGGATCGCGTCGGCGATCGTCGCCCGCAGCGGGCGCGTGGTCGGAGACGGCCCGCCGCGCTTGCCGGTACCACGCCCCTGGCTGCGGATGTTCAGGCCGCGCATCGTGGACTGCAGATCGTCGCGCAGCGGTTCGGCGGCGCGGCGGATGCGGCGCTGCATGCTGGAGCGGATGTTCTCCCCGCCGGCAGCCCGCAGTCTCCGCTGGAGTTCGAGCAGGCTGCCGGTGTTGAGGATCCGCACATCGCGGGTCATGCCAGGCTCACAGGGAGACGTCGGTCGAGATGTACTCGATGCGCGGCATGTTCGTGCCGTCGTACAGGCCGGTGTAGTTGAAGGTGGGCTTGACGACGCCGAAGCCGTCGACGACCGGCGGGCCCTCGTCGAGCTTGACCGCGGGAAGGGTGATCCGGAACGTCTCGAAGAAGGTCGCGGCGATGAGCGGGCCGACGAACTCCCACACCAGGCTGGTCGCGCCATCGGAGGTGTGCAGGTCGTCCAGCGTCGTCGCGACGTAGTCCGACTCAAGGCTGCCCGTGATCTTGACGAGGTCGTTGCTGATGGGTTCCTTTTTCAGCGACGACTGGTTCGCGTAGAACCGCTCGACGTCCTGCGGCCTCTCAATCTTGCAGGTCACCTTGCGGATGCCGTCGAGAGCAGCCTCCGCGCCGAAGGTGCCGGTCTTCAGCGCCATCTGCCCGAAGTGGAACGGGCTCATGTTGGAGTACGACGCGACCGCCAGGGCCTGGCTCTCGTCGCAGTCCTTGCCGTCGATCTCGATCGTGCTGGTGAGCATCTCGCCCACGCCGCACGAGAACTCACCCGACGTGATCTTGCAGCCGACGAACGTCTTGTCCGTGACCGTCCCGGTGGTGAGCGGCACGCCCTTCTGGATCGTCAACGACTTGCCCGCCGTGTCGGCCAGCGTGTGCGTCTGCAGGTGGGCCGTCGTCGCGCCCTGCTGCACCGGCGTCACCGACGTGCCCATGAGGGCCTGCAGCAGCAGACCCATGCCCTTGTTGGTGACCTCGAGGTCGATGGAGCCCTGGACTTCCTTACGGGTGAGCACCCGCCGCGACGACAGCGCCAGCAGGCGCCCGGCCGCGATGCCTGCCGACTGTGCCGTCGTCTTCTTCAGCTGCAGTGACTCCTTGGTGAACTCCATGAACTTGCTCGGCGCCACGAACGTGCCGTAAGTCGACTCGGCCGCGATGCCCAGCTGGGCGCCGAGGCCAGATCCGATCGCCATGGATCAGCCCTCCGTCTTCTGCGCCGACTTGGCCGCGGTCTTCTTGAGCGGCGCCGACGCCGCCTTCTCGTCCTTCGGCTCTTCGACCGGCTCCCAGTTGCTGGTCTGGCAGACGTAGCCGTCGAACCGCTCATCCGGCACCTCGACGACCTCGTCCGGCTCGACGACCCGCTCGGGGCCGAGCTCGGGCACGGTCACCGGTTCCGAGCCCAGAAAGCGCACACGCGCCATGGGTAACTCCTCGTGATGTGGTTGGTCAGATACGAGCTCGGCAGGCCACAGTGAACGCCAGCCCGGCAAGGCTGCCGTCAGCCTGAACCTGCTGCAGGCTGCCAGTCGTCAGCTCCGCCCACAGCACCGCGCCATTCAGCGTCGGCGCGGTCGGCGCGGCATCGGTAGCCCTGAGCGCGTCCTCGACGGCGGCCACCAGGGCGAACACCTCCGTGCGGCGCGCGGCCATGTCCGTGTCGCCCGAGCGGGCTTCCGCATAGCAGACGATGTCGAACTCCTCGTCACGGCGCCGCGCCCCGGCATAGGCGAACTCCTGCCGCAGGCCGACCGCCGCCTCGGCGCCCGGCTGCCAGCCGACATGGATCCGCTTCAGGTTGGACAGATCTGTCGTCGGCGGACCATCCACAACGTCTACTGCGGACAGGGCGGAAGCCGCCCGCAGGATCGACAGCAGAGCATCGACGGCAGCTGGCACCCGAGAGGTCGCCATCTACGCCACCCCCGGAGGCAGGCGGTGCGGCTCCAGCAACTGCAGCGCCCGGTTCGGAATCGCGTACCCGAAGCCGGGGACCGGCTCGGTGACCGCGTAGTCCTCGCCGCCACCGATGCCCGGAAGAGCGCGACTGGCCCCGTACTGGGTACGCCACAAATGCTGAAGGATCAGCTTCCCGGCGTGAGTTAGGTTCGCAGGGATCACTATCCGGCCAGGCACATACGTGGCCCGCAGTGGCCCGTACAGGCGCCCGCCATCCTTGCGGCGCACGACGCCCGTGCTTCCGTCGACGTCAAGGTCGGCGACCGTGTAGCCGGTGCCCCCGTCCAGCACAGCCAGCATTGATGTCAGTGAGATCACTGGAGTCTTCCGCAGGGCGATGACACGCGCCCCAGACACCGGCAGGTAGTCGTGGACCTCAACGACCGTGCGGCGCACGCATGCCCCGGTGAGGTGCTCAATGCCTGCCGTCACCGACTCGATCCATCCCCGCAGCTCATCATCGTGCGTCGTCGTCGATGAGGGGATGTTGAGATGGGCCTTGGTGTCGGCGAGCGAAATGATCCCCGGTGGTGCCGCCTCACGGACGTCGAAACTGTCCGTGTAAGCGCCAGCGTTGACACCGGTCGCGACCCACCGCACGACGTGCCGGCCAGCCTGCACCGTCGTGTAGTCGTAGGTGTAGGTGCCGGTCGACGCCGGGGTCACTGGGCTGACGCTGACCGTGGTCGCGTCCGGCAGGGTGATGGTCACCGCCATCGATCCGGCGTTCGCCAGCGTACCGGTGGAGTCCTTCACCGTAGTGCCGAGCGGCACGACAGCCCCGAGATCGAACGGCATGTCACCCTCCGCTCAGCGTCGATGTGGTCCGGGCCAGTGGCGACAGGCCGGCACCCGTTCGCGACGGGGCGCCGATCCGCGCCGGGCGCACGATGTTGAACTGGTCGAACTCGGCGAAGTCAGAGGGACCCGCGTCACGGTGCGCTTCCACCAGGAACGACAGGTTGGACTGCGACACCCACGCTGGCGAGGCCGCGGTACGGCGCACCGTCCACGTGAGACCGTCCACGCTGGTCTCCCAGCGCATCGTCCCGGCGTCCTCACGCAACCGCAGCCAGGCGTGGTCGATGGCGCTGTAGGTGAGAAACACGGCAGCCCCGTCCGCGTACCCGACCCGCAGATACAACCCAATGGCGGCCTGTGCCGGATCGACAATGAAGCCGGCGTCGGTGCCGCCCACATCGGACAGCACCAGCACCGACATAGCCGCCGACGTCGCACCCCCACCCGCCGCAGGCGGGAACACTTTCAGGGCGATCTGCGACCAGGCCAGGGAGTAGCTGCTCGCCGACCGGCATCCCGCATACCCGGTCGTACACGGCACCCTGGCCCGGCCGCCAGCCTCCGACGGATCCCCGTAGGACTGCGACCACTTCACGGGGTCGAGCACACCGTCGTTGAAATCGTCCGTCAGCATCCCGAATGCGGGCATCAGCGCCTCCACTCAGGAGTTGGCGCCGCCCTTGTCTGCGGCAGGCCGTCGGGCCTTGTTGGAACGCGGCGTCCGCTGCTTCGGCTCCGCCTCAGGCTCATTCTCGGCCAGCTCCGCTTCCTCGGCCTGCTCCGCCTCAGGCTCCACCTTCGGCTCGTCGAGCAGGCCATAACGGGCCGCCTGGTCACGGGGAATCCTCATCCCTGGCGTGCAGAACAGCCGCCAAGCATCCGGATCCCCTTCCGGCACCACACGCGTCGCATCCCGGGTGAGATACAGCCGACGGTCGGCCACCACAGGGCCGCCAGTGTCTGCCACCGCCATCACCCCGTCGACAGGTACGTGACGATCAGCTTGCTGCCGGTCGTCGCCGTACCACCCGTGTTGTTGACCGTGTTCGCCGCAGAGATCGTGAACTCAGCGGTCAGGTCGGTGACATCGGTGACATCCACGCCACCGCCGACTGCGCGCAGCACGCTCACCAACTGATCCCGCGTCTTGACGCCGGTGACCGTAACGTTCCCGGCCGCAGCACCAGCCACGACCGCCTGAGTGAACGCGTCACGCGGGATGGCTCCCTCAATGATCGCCATACCGGCCTCCTTAGTCGGGCAGCTCGACGTAGAACAGGACGACGTCGAAGGCGCCCGCCGTCAGCGCCGCCGTCGCTACGGTCGCTTGGATCTTCCGTGCGGCCGTCGTCTTGACCGTGGTCGCACCGGTGAAGACGGGAACCACGCTCTTGCGACCGGTCGTCGACCATGGTGCGCCGGAGACTGCGGCGGCGGCGACGATGTCCCCAGCGCCCTCCACCTTGACCGCCACCGTTGCCGCGCCGCCCGACGTCACGGCCGTGTCCACCTCGACGAAGCCGCCGAGGATGACCGCCTTGTTGGGGAGCTGGGCGCTGCTGGTGAGGTCGATGTCACCGGCCGCACCACCGTCCACCGCGAAGTCGTACCGGCCGCGCACCGCCTTCAGGTCCGTGGCGCGCGGGTATCCACCCGTGTAGGGCATTACTTCCTCCTTGGATGCAGGAGGGGAGAGCTGGGCGCTCCCCCCTCACGGCGGTCACAGACCGGTGACCTCGCAGAACGCGGACGGGCGGTAGTGGATGACGGCACAACGGATGTCAGCGCGCACGGCGAGCTTGCCGCGGACGAAGAAGTCGCCGTGCGAGTTGCTGACCTGCACGTCGATGCCGCGCCGGACAGCCAGCTCGGAGAAGTTGGTGTAGTCGCCCAGCAGCGCCTTCGTCGACGGCGCTGCGGTGGTCTCCACGACAGGCACGCCCCAGATAGTGGCCGGGCCCGGCGTGCTGGGGTGGCCCCAGATGTAGATGCCGTCGGCGGTGCGCAGCAGCCGCACCGGCTCCCACTTCTCCGGGGTGATGAACACGACGCTCGGCTCCGCGAAGCCGGTGTCTCGGATGCGGCGCATGCCCTTGTACAGGGCATCCGGCACCGGATCGGCACCCTTCGCCTGTGACAGGATGCCCGACACGTTCTCCGTGCCGAGTAGATTCGGCGCAGTGCCGGAACCGCGCAGGATCTGCAGATCGAGCCGCTGCCGGATCATGAACGGCAGACGGTTCTGCACGTAGGACTCCGCCCGCGGCTCATCCTCGAACGTCTCGTCCGTCACCGGCAGAAACACCGGGATCTTCCGAACCTGGACGGACTTCTCCTCCAGGCCGAGGGCCGCCTCAGGGAACTGGTCCCCCTCGGCGGTCTCCGCCGCCGTGTTCGTGAACGTCGTCTCCTCCATGTAGACCACCGCGGCCTGCATGGTGGTGGTCTGCGGGACCAGGTCCGCGACGCGCGGCGCCGGCCGGGTCGGGAACATCTCGATCCGGCCCGTGCGGGTCGTCTCGGGATCCCATGAGCCGGTGGAGAACAGGCTCTTGAGCTCGATGTCGATGCTCGCCTGCGGGCCGCCGCCCGCCCCGCGCGCAAACTGCTTGAATGCAGGCGACTCGACGAACAGGCGCCCGAAGGACTCCCCGCCCGCCTTCTTCTCCGCGGACTTCCCGGTGCCCTTGCGGTCGTTCGGCTCCGAGCCCGGCTCACCCCCCTCCCCGCGCTTGGCGACCGCAGCGGCGCGGGCGACGACCAGAAGTTCGTCGACTTTGCTCTTACGCTGGTCGATCTCCGCGTTGAGGGTGCGGATGTGGTCGACCTTGGCGTGGGTGTCGCCCGCGATGGACTTCACCCGGGTCATGTCGTAGTCGGGCCCGGCCTCGTCGAAGATCTTCGCAAGTTCGTCCCGCTTCGCGTCGAGGCCCTTCTTCGCCTCGACCAGCGCGGGAAACTCGACGATCCTTTCGGCGTCCAGTGTCGCCGTCATCGTTCTGCTCCTTCGTGCAGACGAGCGAGTCCGGCCAGGAAGACAGAAGCGAGTTCCTCGTCACTGACCGTGCCCGCAGGTGGGGTGGTAAGCAGGGCGTTCAGGCGCTTGAGGTCGTCACCGATCCAGTCCAGGACTTCGGTGTTGCCTCGGGAGAGCGTCTTGCCCTTCTCTGCACGCAGGGCGGCCACCCTGGACGCGCTTTCGATCGCCCCCGACACATAGGTGAGGGCTTCGACCAGTTCCTCGTTGAGGGTCTGGCCTTTCGCAAGCCCGGCGCTGCGGTCCCGCAGCGCCGGGGGTTCCCGGTCGGCGTCACGCAGGTGCGCCGCCAGGTGGTTGTAGACGGCCTTACGGTCCGCCTCGGGAATGTCCGCGCCACCGCGCGCCCCGTTCAGAGCCGCAATGCCGGCCAGGCATGCCCGAGCGTTAGCCGGGCCACCCACGCCGTGGTGGTGCGGAAACTTGTAGGACGACTTCACTTCCGGATCGCCGTCCGGGTCGATCCATGCGAACACCGATCGCAGTTGGGACGGGCGGGCGTCCTCGGGCAGTGCGGCAACCATGCCGGGCGCATCCCACGCCCGGGAAACCACCTCGGCCTCATGGCGCGGAATGCCCCGCTTCACCGCGGGCGCTGGCGCCGTTCCGGGCGTCGCCGACTCCAGAAGGTTCCAGTCCTGGGCCTGCACGGCAGCCTTGACCGACTCAGGCGTGTATCCGGCATCCGCCAGGTCGCGGCCCTTCGCCGACAGCGTGCGCGTACCGATCCCGGCACCGAGCAGCACCGGCGAGACTTCGTGCACCGTGACACGGTCCAGGTAGCGGACCTGCTGCCCCTTCTCCTCGCCGAAGCTGAACTCGTTGATGTCGAAGCCGTATGACCACTCCTGGAGCCCGGCCTCCGACAGCTCCCTGACGGTCTCGAACGTGTCACGACCATGGGTGGTGTTCATGAAGAACTGGCCCTCAAGGATGGCCTTCTTGCCCTTGATCCGGATGACTCCCTTGCCAACCGGAAGCAGGCCGTCCCACGACTTGTGACCGTAGGCGCTGATCCGCACAGGGGCCCCGTCAGTGAAGGCACCATCGCGGGTGAAGTCCCCGTCGTGGTCGCGGACGCCGAGCGTCGCGAACACTGCGGTAACCTCCCCCTTCGATTCGTCCTTGATCTCGACCCCGCGCAGGGTCTTGGTGTCCATCACTGCCCCTCCTCGGCGTCATCCGAGTCATCTGGTGAACCGCCTGAAGCGGTAGGTCTTCCGAACTGGTCAACGCCGGGCCGCTGGAGCTGCACGCTGTAAAGACCGGTATGAGCAAGGAGGCTCCAGTCCTCCGCCTGCACAGCGGCGACAACGCTCGCCGGGGTGTAGCCCGCATCGGTGAGCTGCCGGATCGTAGAGGCCTGCTCCCGCTGGATCTCCGCCGCGTCCTTGCGGTCCTCACGCAGGAACGCGATGTCGCGGCCGTCGTACCAGAGCTGCGCCCCCGTCGGCGCCGGCACGAGCACCTGCAGCGCCGCAGAGGCCTGCCTCCACAATGGGCGGATCGTGCCGTCCGCGAAACGGCGCCTGGCCGCACCGAAGTTGCCCGCGTTCAGCGCGCTGCCCTGCAAGCCCTCAGAGAAGCCCACCCACGACGGCGGCACACCGGCTGCCGAGGCAATCCGGGACTCGCCCTTGCCCTGCGTCTGCGAAAACTCCAACTGCCGGAAGTCGAACGTCAGCGGTGTGACGTCCGCCCCGCCCCCCAAGAACAAGGTCTTGAAAGCGTTGTCCACGCCCTGATGGGAGGCCTTGAACCGGGTGACGAACTGGTCGAACAGCTCCGGTGTCGTCTCCCGCGCGAACTTCACCACCATCGACGGCGTCGCCGCATTCCGGAACACCGCATCCTTGTGCGACGTCGCCGAGTTGTCCGACTGGATCTCCCGCAGGACCGGCGTCAACCACGACATCCCACGGAATCGGGCAGCCGGGTCAGGGATCGGCGAGAAGTGCGCCACCTCATCCGGCAGCAGCAGCACCGCACTACTGGCCCCCGTCGGCGGGCCGGCGCCAGCCATCGACAGCGGCCTCGGCTCGTAGAGGTAGCCGACAACCTTCGTATCCAGCGCGTAAGGATCGCCTGAATGCGAGGCCAGGACGAGTGTCACCCAATCCGGGCGCATACGCACCACACGCCGCCCAGGACCCGTCGCCTGCTTCCCGAACCGGCCCTCATCGTCGGCGGTCGTAGCGTAGAAGTTCCCCGCCAGATCCGCGTCCTGCACCATGCGGACGAGGAGTTCTCCCGTCGTGCCGCCCGGCCACGGCTGCTCCAGCAGCGCAAGATCCTGCGTCCCGAACAGGTCCCCCGGGCGGCCGTTCCTGACCTGCCTCCACGTCAGCCGGGCTTCGGAGAACACCATCTGGCGGGCCAGCATGCACGCGAACACCGGGCCGTTGCGCTTGTAGGCTCCCTCGACGTAGCCCTCGAATTCGTTCTCAATCCGCTCACGGTCCGGCAGCACCGACGGCAGCAGAGCCGAACGCAGATTGTCCAACGACCAGACCAACGGCTGCGAGAACGCCTTCTGGCCACGCGCCGGAGCCCGAGCGGCGGCGATCTTCTCCAGCAGCTTCGCCATCGCGTTCGCCTACCAATCGCCGTCGTCGGGCTCGTAACCGGCGATCCAGAAACCGACGCGCTCACGCATACGGCGGACAGCGTCCAGGAAGCCCCAGCGCCAACGCCGGTACAGCGAAGGTCGCGGAGGGGTCGGGGGCGGCTCCATGCCCTCGGGCAACGGCAGCCCAGCGTCAAGCAGCTGCTGCGCCGTGATGGGCACGAAGGCCCCTACGCGCTTCACCGCGCCGAGCCGGTCGAAGTCTTCGGCGTCCAGGAATTCGCTCACCGCACCGGCTCCTCACCCGCTGGACGCCGGGCCATGCCCTCTTGCCAGCCGATTCGCACCGCAGCGAACGTCCACGTCAGCACCGCCCACGCCACCGTGCACACCTTCGCCGCCACCCAGCCCAGCCCGAACAGCGCCCCGGCCAGCAGCGTCAACACCACCGGACCGAACCGGATCTCCCGCGCATCCGCCGAAATCCGCGCCACCGGCACCCGCTCAAGAACAGCCACCGCAACCCTCCCTAGCCCCAGGCCACAAGTGGCGCCGCCGGACTCTCCGACTCCTGCAACTCGACCGACAGACCCCAGCGGGCCAGCGTCACCGCCACCAGCGGGCTGATATCCACGCCCTCACCGCGGCGGGCCCACGCCCACGCCTCACCCAGATCTCGCTTCCGCGCGCCCGCCAGCGCCGTCGCAAGCGGTGCCTGGTCCAGGTGAACGATCTCGCCAGCCGCTACCGCGTCGTAGAACTGGCCCGTAGCCTGCGCGATCTCGCGAACCTTCGGCTTCACCACCTCAACCCCGAGCGCGGCCTCCAGATTGTCGATGAGCGACCCTGCCGGGCTGCCCGCATCCACCACCCAGCAGCGGGGAGACCAGCGCTCGTGCAGATCCTTCGCCCGCTCCACCACCCAGCCCGTCCCAGGCCGGTTGTCGACGACCTCAACGTGCACGGCCGATCCGTTCGCGGCGGCCACGCAAATCGAGGCATGCGACCGGTCCGGCGTCACATCGATCGCGAAGCACACCGGATCGGCCGGCTGGCTGTCGCCGTCAGCCAGGGCCCGCCAGGCGTCCTCACCGATCACCTGCCACGTGTCCGAACCATCCGACGGATACGTGCCCGCACCCAGCCGCTCACGAGCGAACAGCGCATCCCCTAGGGTCAGGCGCTCGTTCTTGCACTTCTCCAACGTCAGCCGGTACCCGACCGCAGGGTTCGATTTCAATACCGACTCCGCCGCGGCCACATCGTCGTGCTCCGTGCAGTCACGCGGGCACTCGTCACGATGCTCGTTGATCGACCACTCAAAGTAGGCGAGCGTCGGATCCGGTATGCCCGCCTCCAGTGCCTCAAGCGTGCGCCGCCGCAGCCGGCCAAGCTGCACGGACTGGTGGCCGATCCCTGCGCTGCCCAGGTACCAGGTTTGCGGGTTGGCCACTGCGGCCAGCGTCGGCGCCAGCGCCCCCATCGCGTCATCGCCGAGGATCATGTCCTCGTCGAGGATGATGCAGTCCGCCGTGAAGCCGCGGCCCGAGCCACCGCTCCTGGCGATGAAACGGAGTAGCTGCCCGTTGTGCAGCTCGATGCCTTCCTCGCCGACAGTCTGCCAATACCGCTTGACCCGTTTATGCAGATCAGGGCAGGACCGGATGAGGCGTTCGATGCGCTTGAACGCGTTCTTCGCCGTCTTGAACTCGTGCGCCGAGTGCAGGATCAGCTGCTCGCCGCCGACGAACAGGCCCCACAACTCGCGGGCCTCGATGATGCCGCCCTTGCCGTTCTGGCGTGGGACGTTCACCGCCACCTCGGGGGCCGCCCAGTTGCCGTCGGCTCGCTCCCCCATCCCCTGGTCGAGAACGAACTGCTGCCACGGATCCAGCCTCAGCCCCGCGCGGGCCGCCAACTCGACGGCCTCCTCGCCCGCGCTCGACAGGGCGAGGCCGGGCACCGTGAAGATGCGGGGCCGCTGATTGCCGTAGACGGTGCCGTCACTCACCGGCTGTCTGCTGCTGGAGGGCGGCTCGACGCTCTGCTCGCTTGCGACCAACGTCATCGACGGCATCCCCCTTCACCTCAACGGGCGCCAGCTTGCGCAGGTCGGCCATGATCGAGCGGAGCTTGTCGGCGACGACGGCCTTGGCGGTGGGGGCGTCAGAGTCGTCGATCGCCTGAGCGAGATCGCGGGCGACGGCCGCCATGCCGGGCGATGTCTCATCGGCGTGGAGATCTTCAAGTTCGGCGGCGATCTTGTCAGCGACGTCCATGATCACCCCCGACGGTGACGGAACGTCACATCACGCTGAGTGACGGCCGCTAAAACAGTAGAACCGGGTTCACGCGAATTGATCTTTCAAAATCGCCGCGCAAAAAATCGGGCGAGAAGGGCGTTTGGGTCGCCCGGTCCTCCGAATTTCACGATGGACTCGGGCCCCCCTCCCACGCGGTCCGATCGCCCGCCGACCGGGCCCGTCCCCCGGCCGAGCCCTGGCCAGTCACCGTATGCACTCCCTCTGGCTGCTCTGCCGGGGGAGACGGTGCGGCGGCGTCGCAAGGGCACATGGCCGGCGTCGCCCTGGGCGAGTCGGTCACCAGCTTCGCGACGCCTGCCGTGTGACTCGGTGTTCGCTGCGCTGCTTGGCCTGCCGTGCGTACCAGCGCGTCGCCACAGCCTGTAGTCCTGGCGCGCGCATGTCCCTGACCCGCTGCATCACGATGTCCTTGCCCGGGTCCACCGCCACCACCTCGGCACCGTGACTCCGGTAGCGGGCCAGCCACTTGGCGCTGGGCATGGTGTGGATCAGGTACACGTCGACCTCGTCGAGGTGCTTCACGGCCTCGTCGATGGCGGCGTACCGGGCGCGGTGAGCGACCTTCATGGCGATGGGGTGCTGGGACCAGGCGGGGGCGCCGGGGCCCATCAGGGCCTGGGTGATGCGGTCCAGGTCGATGACGATGTCCGAGGGCCGGGCGCGCGCATCGATCCAGCTGGACTTGCCTGCGGCCGGCGGGCCGGTGACGACGTACAGCACGGTGCGTCACCTCGCCGTCGGGGGCAGCTCCGTCACGTAGCGCGCCGCGTGGCTGGCAACGTGCTCGCGCACGGGGTCGAGATCCACGGAGACCTCAACCTCGGTCCTGCTGCGGTGTCGGGCACGCACAGGGAACTCCACGGACTCGTGGCACTCGGGGCACTGAGCCGTTCCCGTGGTGTCGCCTGATGCCATGGTCACCACCACTCTCGTTCGATCACCTCGGCGCCGTGCAGCGGGTCACCGGGCTGCTGATCGACAAGCAGGGCGCCGAGCGACACGGCGATCGTGCACACGTTCAGTTCATCAGGGTGGTGCAGGCAGAGGAAGCCGCCGGGGAACTCAGCGCCTCCCCATGTGCGGCCGTCGGCCAGGCGCAGGATGAACGGAACGGCGCGGGCGGGCACGGCCATGGTCACCACTTCCGTGAGGCGCGGACTGGCTGGCGCTTGGCGTCGGTGCGGTTGCCGCGGGCGCTGTTGCAGCGGCGGTGCGCGCTGCGGGCGTTGGCCGGGTTGAGGAGGTTGCCGCCGCGTGAGAGGGGGACGGCGTGGTCGAGGGTGAAGGCGTCGCGGTGACGGCCTGCGAGGGGGCCGGTGATGTCGTAGCGGATGGGTTCGCCGCACCACCAGCAGGGGAGGCCAAGGGCGCGCTGCTGCTCGCAGAGGCGGCGGTAGGGGCGCCCGTTGCGCGGGTTGCCGACCACGGGCGCCACCTCCTGTACTGCGGTCAGGATGCGGGGGTAGCGCCCTGGTCGATCAGCTCGTCGGTGACGGTGTCGATGGCGGCGTCGAGTTCGGCGTCGGACATGTGGCCGCAGGCGTTGTAGCCGGGGGTGGCGTCGATGCTTTCGGAGGCGTCGAGGAGTTCGCTCTCGATCCAGGCCCGGCATTCGTCTGTGAGCCCGGCGGGCTCGGTGGCCTCGGTGGGGCTGGGTAGGGCGCTCTCGATGCTCTTGCCGAGCTGCTCGGTCATGAGCTCGCCGGTGATCTGCTCCAGTTTCTTGGTGCTGATCCCGACGCAAGTGATGGGCTGCTTGCCTTCGGGTGCGTCGTCGCCCTTAGCGATGGCGTCTTCGAGCTGCGTGGCGAGGGCCTTCTTGCAGGCTGGTTCGTCGGCGAAGGCGCCGTCGTCGCCGCCGGAACAGCCGGCCGTGAAGGCGGCGAGGGCAAGCAGGACGGCGGGCAGGGCTGTACGGGTGCGCATGGTCCCCCCAAGGACGCGGTGGAGCTGAGGGGGCATCATGCGCTGCGTGGAGGCCGCATGGGGGCTGTGTGGCCGTGTTGTGACGTCCGGAGCCGGTCGGGCGGCAGGGCGTTCAGGCGGCCTTGGGTGCGCGTTGCGGCAGTGGTGGCGGGTCGCCGAGATGGACTTCGCCGAACTCGTCAACTGTCTTGCCCGGCAGTTCGCGCACGTCGTAGCGGCCGTTGTGGCTGGTGATGCGTCCTTCGGATGCCCAGCGCCAGATGGTTCCGACGCGGCGGCCGGTGTACCAGGCGGCGTCTTGGGCTGAGATGAGGGCGAGGGGCATCGTTCACCCCCTGGGGTATGACTGAGGCCCACCGGTTGGGGTGGGCCTCAAGGCGCACGAAGGCTAGTTGAGCAGATCATGACTTCGGTGCAGGTGAACTGTCAAGTTGTGGTTAAGGGTTTTGGGCTCAGGCAGCCCTGGATGCGAGGGGCAGGTCGAGGATCTGGGTTCGCGCGTACTGGGTGTCGCAGCCGTAGCAGCGGGCGCCGGGGGTGGAGACGGTGACGCGGAGTGTCGCTCCGCAGGGGCAGGCGACGGCGATAGGCCGCTCCTTGCGTTCCCCGGTGACCTGCCGCTCGCACTGCCGGACCAGGGCGACGACTTCGACGGAGAACTCCCAGAACGCCGGGTGGTTGCTGGCCGCCCATTCAAGGTTCATCCGCAGCGCCCGCACCGCGTCGTCCAACTGCTGCTGCAGACCGCCGTTCCAGCGCGGATACCGCCAGCCCAGCAACTCGTGCCAGTCGACGAGCCACGTCTGCAGCACGGTGACGACGCCACCGCGGGACATCAGCGACAACGGTTCGAGGCGGAGCGGGAGGGGTGCGGTGCGGGAGGTCGACACGATCGTCCCGTCGCCGCCCCGGCCGGGCGTGAGGACGGTGGCGAGGCGGGCGTACAGGCCGTCGAGTCCGAGGAGTTGCCGGAGGGCCTGGTCGGCTCGCTCCTGGCAGGGGCGGCAGGCGACGCGCCCGAGTTCGTCCTGCCGGAGTTGCCGGCCGCAGCCGCAGGTGGGCCACTGGTAGTCGGCGAGCGGGGGCTGGTCGTGCACGGCGGCTCCTCGGTGCGGCGGGGCTGCTGGTGACGCTGGGTTAATTGTGCACCAGAGGGTTGACAACGCCGGGCCGATGGCACTGGCGCCGCGCATGCATGTCGCAGTCCAGGCGGACACCGAGCAGGAATGCGCGGCCGGACTCCGGCTCCTCGAACAGCTCGGACTGCAACCCGCCATGCTGCCGAGGCTGCTGTCCGACAACCGATGGATGGCACGGGCCGTACCCGCGACGAAGGCCCGGACCGAGGACGGTGACGGTCGGGGCCCTGGCGTGTCCGGCTGATCAGGCGGCAGCCTTCTCGCGGATGTCCCAGACGAGGCCGAGGTCGTCGACTTCGAGGACGGTGCCACAGCAGCCGCACGTGTACTCGATGTGGTCGCGGCTGGTGTCCTTCCTCCCCATTTCGTCGCTACAGCAGGTGGGTGCGTCGTCGCGGCCGATCTCATCGGCGATGCGCGGCGTCATGCCGTAGATCGTCGGTTCGGTACGGCACATGGCGGGGTTCTCCTACAGGTAGTTGCGGGCGTCGGTCGCCCACGGGTCGGTGATGTCGGTGAGGGGTCCGAAGTCGGCGGCGCTGATGGAGGGTGTTTCGCCTTCGGGGTTGTCGGCTTCGCGGCAGGCGGCGTTGCAGTACGGGTAGCCGCCCGGGGCACCGCACAGGATGCACTCGTTCACGGGTTCTCCCATCAGCGGTCGAGATGCCGGGTCACGACAGCGCCGCCGACGATGGCGATCACGAGGTAGACCCCCAGCCCGATGAGCATGCGGCCGGTGCTGGGATCTCCGGGCAGGGCGATCAGAACGAGGGCGATCAGGCCCAGGATGAGCGGCGCGAGGATCGTGTACATCCAGTACAGGGAGTGGTAGCGCTCCATCGGGTTCTCCTACTGCTGGTTGGTGGTTTTGGCCCACACGCCGCGGGTGCTGCTGTGGGTGTGGCGCTGGTAGACAGGCCCGCTGTAGTGCTGGTGGATCTCGGCGGGTGCGGCCTCCCCGGCACGCCGGATGAGCCGGGCGATGGCGAGGATCGGCACGGCGATCGCCGCGGGAGCGGCGCAGATCATGCCGATGACGGTCGGGTTGGCGTGCTCAGAGGCGACGAGGATCGCGGTGGCGACGAGCCCGGGCGGCACGGTGGCGAGGCTGCAGTACATGACCGCCCGAGTGACCTCGGTGGTACGCGCGGACATCGGGGGGATGCCGTCTTGCGCGGCGGGAGGGGCGCTGCCGTAGGCGGGAAGCGGGCTCTCATCGCGGTAGCGAGTCGGCATGGCCTCGGCCAGTGCCTCCTCGACGGCGATGGCGAGCTTGGTGACTTCTGCCCGGTCGGTGGGCTCAGGCTGTGTGGGCATGATCTGGTCTCCTTCCGGGCCTAGGCGGCGTCGGCGTATTCGGTGGCGTCTGCTGGGGTTTTGGCGTGGTCGGGGTGGGCCCAGATGCCGCGGTCGACGGCGACCGCGAGCCCCTTACTCTTGAGGCGGGTGAGGGCGTTCTTGACGGCGCTGATCGTGAGCTTGGTTTCTTGGGCGATGGTGTTACGGCCGACGGGTCGGCCACGCTCGGCGAGGAACGCTGCGACCTTCTCGTCGGTGCCGGCCGGGGCTTCGGCTGCGATTGCGGCCGAGGCTTGGGCGATGGGGTCGTTGGACGGCGTGAGCCTCGCGGGATCGGTGGGCCCATCCTGGAAGGCGTCGTCAGGAAGCACGGGCGTCTCACCGCGCAAGCGGGCAGCAAGGCGGTCAAGGCGCTCGGCGTAGGCCTTGCCAGTCACGGCCGCCGCCGAGGGCTCAACAGTGGGCGTGGTGCCGGTGGTGGCCCAGTGGGCGGGGTCACGGTCGAAGTGGGCTCGGAACTGGGCCTGCCGGTTGTCGGGGCCCTTGATGAAACCGAGGCCAGCGGTGGAGGTGCCGTCAGGCCAGTACATGGGCAGCTGGCTGGGGTTGACCTCCCAGCCGGGCAGGCCGATGGAGTCGGTGAGCGCGGACGCGGTGCGGAACATGACGGTGTTGCCGGACTGAAGCTGCTCGCGGATGTCGGTGGACTCGGGGCCGGCGCCGAACATGTTGGCCTTGGGGCCCTGGAAGACGAGGCGGAGCTTGATGCCGCACTTGCGGGCCATCAGGACGATTTCCAGCACGAGGGCGACGGCACCCGGGAGGGCGAGGACCCGATGCGCTTCGTCGATCGTCATGACGATCAGCGGGTCGGGGTCGTTGACGACGAAGTGGTCCCGGCCCCGCAGGACACGGCCCTTGGGGTCGGTCCATTCCATGAGGGAGTAGCGGGCGGAGCGCTCGTACATGACGTTGCGCAGGGCGTACAGCATGGCGAGGCCGCCCTGGGCGGTGTCTTCGTACCAGTCGACGGCCTCACGCCAGCGGGGCAGGGACTGGCCGCCCTGCGGGTCGCACACCCAGGACACGATCCCGTTGTGGCGCTCGGTGGACAGCAGCATGTCCAGGAAGCGGGACTTGCCGCCGTCGGTGGCGCCGTAGATGACGCTGTGAACGGGACCGGACGGCTTCCAGAAGGCGTAGCGGGCACCCTTACCGTCGTAGAAGATGCCGACCTCGGCCTGCCCGGTCGTCTTGTCGAGGATGTGCGGGCCGGGGTAGGTGGTGCCGTCCTGGAGAGGGTTGCGGTCGAAGACGGCGATGATCGCCCGGCGGGCGGACTGCCCGATAGCCTTCTCGATCTGGATCATCTCTTCGGGCAGGTCGAGGGCGCCCGCGATGTCTCCCGCCGCTGTGACGGCCCTCCGCCAGGTGCCCTTGTCTAGGACGATGACGGCAGTCCAGCCGTAGTCGGTGGTGACGACATCGGCGAGGCCGGATCCGGGCAGGGGGCCGTCGGAGCAGGACACATTGTCCTGCCAAAGCTGCAACTGCTTGCTGAGGGCGGGCGCGGGCGCCGCTGTCCGCTTTCCGCGCCGCCACCAGTAGATGCCGTGCCCGATGCCCCATGCGCCGACGAGGGCCGGGTAGGGGCTGTCGCCGAGCTGGAGGCCGCCGGTTGCGGCCATGGCGGTGACGAGGCTGCCACCGGTGGTCACGGCGGACGCGGCGGCGATGAAGTCGGCACGGACGGGGAGCCGCTTACGCAGGCGCTTCTTGCCGAGGCGGGCATCCCAGCGACCCCAGGCGACGGTGGCGGCAGCTCCAGCCGCGGTGGCGGCGAGCGCGGTCTTCCATCCGTCGTCGGGCACGGCGAGGACGCTGCCTGCTATGGCCTGGGCGGCGGTGGCGTAGACGGGGGCCATGCCTCGGCGGGTGCGGTAGGCGACACGCATCGCACGCCGGGCGGCCTTACTGCTGGTCTTACGGGAGGAGCCGCGCTTGCCCGGCGCCGGGAGGGTCTGCTCGTCGGCGGTCGTCTTTTCGACGGTGATGGTCTTCGGCATGGCGGCTGCTACTCCTGCGGGTTCGTGAAGTCTGCGGGGATTGGGCGGCCCCGGCACGGTGGCCGGGGCCCCGGCCACCGTGCGGCCCCGGCCACCGTGCCGGGGCCGCACGGTGGGTCAGGCGTCGGCGGTGTAGGCCTGCTTGGAGGCCATGCGCCCGCCGGTCGCGGCGACGGCTTCCTGAATGCCGCCGTGCCGGGAGTGGATGTTCTGCGAGGACTGGGCGGCGATCGCCGCGTTGTCGACGGCGGCCTTCTGCAGGGCCTGGGCGGAGGCAAGCGCCGCGGCGTACTGGTCGCGCAGGGCGGAGAGCTCCTCGAGAGTGCCGCCGTCGTCGCCGAACTCCAGCGCGGAGGCCTGCTCGATGGCGGCCTCGATCGCGGCGAGCTGGTCGGCGGCACGCTGGGCGATGGCGCCGGCCTCTTCGGCCGTGACGCCGGCCTCGGAGGCGAATCGGGCGACGGCCTGCTTGAGGGTGTTGACGCCGGTGATCTCGGGGATGGTGGCGAGTGCCATGGGCTTTCCTTCCGTGGTGTGGGTGTCGTCGTTCTTGATCAGGACGAGCTTGCGGCTGTCGGTCCCCGCCGGGGCCGTGGTGGCGGGCTCGGTGTGCTCGCGGGCGCCGTCGTCGGCGCGCTGCCGGGTCGGCTCGGCGGATTCGACGGGGTCGGGGTTGCGGCGGCGCAGCTTCTCGGCGGCCCGCTCTTTCGCCTTGGGCCACTCGCGCTTCCATGCGCGGACGAAGCCCTTACAGAACGGTCCGGCGGCGGTCACGGCGGTGGCGGCCCAGGCGGCGAGCTTGGCGCCGGTGCGGCGGCCCTTCTTCGCCGAAGCCTTTTTGATCCGCTTCTTGTGCTTGGCGGACACGTCGCCGATGGCGTTTTCCAGGCCGCGGGCGCAGCAGTAGGCGATCGCCAGCAGCAGGATGAGGCCGAGCATGTCAGCCCCCCATCAGCCACATGACGAGGGATCCGACCTGGGTGGCGATGAAGCCGAGCGCGGAGGCTGCGCCGTCGCCCAGCGATCCAGGGATCATCACGGTCAGCGGCGGAACGAAGGCGGCCAGCAGGAGCGTGCGAGTCTGCACACCGCTCATGAAGTCGCTGATCAGCCACAGCAGGGCGGCCAGCGCAAGAGCGAACATGATTCCGAAGCCGGTCCACTCCCCCGCCAGGCCGTCGACGAAGCCGTCGACAGCGGTGGTTGCCCGGTTGATGAGCTGGCCGACCGGGGTGGAGACGAGGCCGATGGATGCGGTGAGGACGAGCAGCACCTGAATCTGCGGGCTCTTGATCTTCGCGGCGAGCCGGTTGATCCAGGGGAGCCGGTCGGCGACGTACAGCACGCCGGCCGCTCCCAGGCAGGTTCCGCCGGTTGCGGCGGAGATCCCTGCGTCGATGACGGGCATTTCGGGGTACCCCCTTGAGGTTACGGTGAGTTAGTGGTTTCCTCGCGCGCGCGGGCGCGCGCAGGCGCGTCGGGATCCTTGGGCTCGGCCTGGGACGGCTTGAGCCATCCGTTGAGCCATTACGTTCGGTTAGCTTTCGGCGATGGACTGGCGGAGCTGGTCGAGCAGCTGCGTCGCCTTGGCGGCAGCTTCGGCTCGCCGTGATTCGGGGAGCCGGGTGATCGCCGCACGCAGCTGGTCCACGGCGACCGGGAGGACGGTGAGGGGTCCTTGGGCTTCCGCGGCCCGGCGCCGGTCGCCCAAGTGCTGGGCTGAGCGGGCCTGTCTATCGGCCTGCCTGGGGCGCCGGGTGCGGGTGGCCATCTCGTCCTCCTGTCTGGTCGGGGATCTGCTTGTGCGGTGGTCCGGGTCTGCTCGCCGGGTCTGCGATCGTTCCGCTCACCGGGTCACTCACCGGACTTGAACTGGGGTTTTGCCTGTTCGACTGCTTCCGGCAGTCTCAGCAAGGACCAGAACCGCGGGGGGTGCTGGGCCTCACTGGCGGTGCCGGCGTGCGTCAGCTGACCTGTGTTTCGCGGCGTTCGATCTCACCCCAGACGCGGCGGACGCGCTCTTCGCGGGCGGTGAAACCGGCGGCGCGGAAATCCTTCTGCGCCTGCCGGTAGGAGCGGGGCGGCTCCATGCCGTAGCGGAGCCAGCGAAGGACGACGGCGAGCTGCTCGTCGGACAGTCGGGCGCCCGGCTGGGGCAGCTCGACACCGGCGACCGCCGCGAGTTCGGCAAGGTCCATGCCGTCCTCTATGGGGGTCTGGTCGCACCCCTCGACCATGTCCGTTTCGTCCGCAGTCACGGGCGGAATGGTCACGGGCTCGATTTCCGGGGTGGCCTGTGTGACCACCGTGTGACCATCCAGCTCGGCCCGGGTGTCTCCGCCAGCCGTGACCGCCGGCCGGGAGACGGCCAGACTCAAGTCGCGCTCTGTGTACGCCAGGGCGGCGACACCGTGCTCCTTCTCGGACTTCGCCAGGCGGCCCTCCGCCTTCGCGCGGGCCTCGTTGATCTGAGCCTGCGCCCGGGTCAGCACATCGGCGCGGGCGATCTGCCGTTCCATCTCCGCCAGGTGGCCGGCGGTTTCGGTGAGGACGTCCGTGGTGGCCTCGGACCGCAGATGCCGGGCGTCGGCTGCAGCCAGGGCGCGGGCGTTGCGGTCGGCCGCCGACTGCTCGGCGATGACCGCTGCAGTCTCCGCGTCCGCGAGGACGTTCCCCGCGAACAGCCGCAGACCCATGAACAAAGCTGCGGCCACCGGGACAAACGCGAACACCTGGGCGTGCCCGAGGACCAGCAGCGTCGCCGTCGACGTACCAACCGCCACAACCGACAGACCGATCATCACAGCGATGCCGACCGCGGACCGCTGCCGGATCGCCACCTCCGACATGCGCAGAGCACCGATCCACAGCGCGTCATACACGATCGCGATCGACCAGCCGACGAGCATGCCGAGCGTGCCGTGCAGGCCGAGGATCTGCCCCAGCTGCCCGCCAACGGTCACGGCGACCAGGACCAGGGCGGCAAGAGTGAGCAGCTTCTCAACGACAGCGAACACGTCCAGCCGGCGGGCCGCCGCCTGGACCTTACTGATGCGCTTCATGATTCCTCCTCTCGTTGCCGGCGTGGAGCCAGCGGATCGGGCAGCCGGTCAGCGGCGCTTGGTGCCGCCGTGCCAGAACGACACCTTCGCGGCGGCCTCGTTGGCCTTGGCGTTGAGCTCCTGATACTTGGGCGTCTCGTGACGGATCCCGGCCTTGAACTCACGGTCGCTGTTGTCGTTCAGCCGACGGTCGGCCGCCTTCATCTCGGCGACGGCGGCCTTCTCCTCGGCGGTCTTCTTGAACAGGCCCACGGTCGGGCTCCTCTCGGGGTTGGGTGGTGGAACGCTGAGCGGTTCCCCTCACCGCCCGTGCGAGACGGGCGGATCGGGCAGCCGGTCAGGCGGCGGCCGGGTAGTCGAAACCGTCGAGCTCGGCCAGCAGCTCCGCGTCGGCGATCTCACGGATCTGCCGCATCCGGGCCAGGTCGCCGGCAGCGCGGGCCTTGGCGTACTCGCCGAACAGGTCGCTGATGGACAGCACGGTCGCCTCGGCCACCGTCGTAGCGGCGCGGGCCTTCCGGCCGAACACGGTGACGCCGAAGTCGGCGGAGAACAGGTACGGAGACATGGGGGATCACAGACCCTTTCAAGGTCACAGGAACAGTGGGGTGGTACGGGGCGGGCACCGCGGGCGGGGACAGGGGGTCGACCCGCCCGCGGCGGTCTAGGGGGTTAGGGCTTCGGCCGGGACTCGGACCGCCGGTTGGCCTCGGCGACCTTCCGGGACAGCTCGGCACGCTCGGAGTCGGTCACGACGCGCCGTCCTCGCACGTCGGCGGGGCGATCGTGGCGCGGATCGCACCGCGAACATCCGGGTTCTGCACCCACGCGAACTTGGCGTGCAGATGGACCGTGCCGTCCGAGTCGATCCGCTCCGGCCACACAGCCGCGTTGAGCTGCCGGACCCACGCCTCGAACGCGGCCCGCATCTCGCCCGGCGTCGACGTCAGCGAATCGACATCCCCGACCAGCGCGCCCGAGATAGCGATCGTCCACGAGATCACGGGCATCCCGTTGACCTGAAGGAACTCGCCGAGCGCACGATGCGCGTCACGCTGCCAACGCAGCTTGTAGATCTCAGAGGTGCTCACCGGGCCACCTCCTCGACGACGAGGAACCGGTCGCCGTCCAGGTCCATCACGACCGTGGCGGGGGTTCCGGACTCGCGGAGCTGCTGCGCCTTCTCCTCCGCCGGCCACGAACCACGCGGGGCGCCGGCCGGGAAGCTGTCGTACACCTCGCGGGCCATCAGAACCACCGCCGCTTCTTCTTCGGCGTCGCCTCGGCCTCGGCGCGGTTCGCGGTCTCCCGCAGGCCCTTGCCTCGGTCGCGCAGCCGGTCCGCCTCACGCTGTGCACGGGACGCCTTCGCCGGATCCGAGTAGTCCCGGCCCTGACGGCCGTACACGTCAGCGGTCATCTGCTGCCGCTCGGATTCCTGCTCGGCCTGGTAGGCCATATGCCGAAGCGCCGGCGCCTGACGAGCCGCGTACCGCTGCTCCTCCGTCTGCATGTCCTTGAACCGGCGGGCCATCAGACGCCACCGCCGATCAGGTGCAGCATTCCGGCAGCAGCGAGCGTCGCGCGGGCGCCGGCCATCAGATCCTCGGCGGCAGCCAGGGAGTCCGCGTCCAGGTCCGCCATGTTGGGGCTCAGCGCCTCGTTCGAAAGGGCCGCCGCACGAAGAGCGGCCTTACGGAAGTCCGCTGCCGCACGAATCACCGGGTCGACAGGGGTCTCAAGCAGGTCCATACGCCCAGCCGCGACGAGCACCATCACCGAATCGAGGATCGTGCGCTCACAGTCGACCCAAGAGTCGAAGTCGGTACCCGACCACTCACGCGTCGGCTTCGCCTCCAGCTCCGCCTTACGAGCCGTCGCCACCTCGTAGCGGGTCACTGCACGGACCAGGTCCAGCGGCAGGAACGCGCGCTCCAGACGGTGCAGCACCGACACAGCAGCCGGCGGAAGCGGGGCAGTGGGGGTGGGGGGAGGGGTTGCGGTGGTCATGCCGTCACCGCCTTGACGGGCGCGATGTGCAGTCCGAGCTGGCGGCGGTCGCGGATCTGAATGGAGGCACCGTACTCGGCGAGGTCCTTGGCGTAGCGCGCCTCGGCCTCCTCGTGCTGCGCGCGGTGCTCGGGGCAGTCGGCCACAGCGTCGGCGAAGGTGAGGACGGGGTAGGTAGGGGTCGCGGTGGTCATGCCGCCTCCTCGGTGGACGGGTTTGTGGTCTCGCGGAGCGCCATGACGACGTCCCTCGGGATTCGGATCGCTCCCCCGCGCCTCGGGTCGCCTTCGGCTCGCGGCTGTCCGTAGCGGATGGCCGGCAGGTCGCCGTTGTCGATCCAGCGGTAGACCGTCGGCTTGGAGATCCGCAGCAGCACTGCGGCCTCTCGCACGGTGAGCAGCTCCTGATCCGCAGGCAGCATCGGGCTCTCCAATCCAGGAGTTGGGGTTGAGCTGACTTCTCAACTGTAGGTGCATTCTTGAGAAGCTGCAATCGTCTCGCCCGCCCGAACCGCTCTCGTATGCTCCGCCGCCCCTCGTGAACTGGCCTTATGGTGGAGAAACTGATGGATGGCTCAAGAGACCTTGTGAACTGGAGGAGTCGCGAGTGACAGAAACGCACTGGACTGGGTCGTCAGCGCCCTACCTAGAAAGCGGCCAGGGTGACGTGTGGGGTAAAGAGGCAGCAGCTCAGGGGCGCACTGGCACCCAGCGGATCCTGCGAGCAGAGCAAGCCAGCGCCCCGCAGGAAGTGGCGGCCCACCTCGGCCTGACTCCCGGCACACCCGTCATCCTGAGGCAGCGCCTAATCTCGCTGGACAGCCGCCCCATCGAGTTGGCCAACTCCTACTGGCCAGCCAGCTTCGCCGCGCAGACAGCACTGGCACAGAAGGGGCGGATACGCGGCGGCGCCGTATCCCTGCTCGCCTCGCTGGGCTACAAGCCCGAGTCGGTCCAGGAGTACGTCACGACGAGGCCGCCGACGCGAGAGGAAGCCGAGGCTCTGCAACTCGCCGACAACCACGAGTGGATCCTCTGCCTCACTCGCGTCATCTCCAGCGGCGGCCACCCATACGAGGTGTCCGTCATGGTCAGCCCCGGCCGCATTGGACGGCTCCACTACTCAATGAAGGCCCACTGACGTGACAGAAGAGTTCGAGGAAGAGAGCGTCTGGCCCGTTCAGGACCAGATCGCCGCATACCTCAGAGACGGCATCCTCAACGGCGACTTCCCTCCTGGCGAGAAACTTCCGTCCAGCCGTCAGCTGACCGATCTTTTCGGTGCCGCCGCACAGACGATCCGCAACGCGGTCACCATGCTCGAGAAGGAGGGACTCGCCTACACAAGGCGGGGTGCTGGCGTGTACGCCCGGCAGCATCGGCAGCGCACGATGGAGCCGGCGAGCTACAAGAACCCTCCTGGCGACGGCGGGAAGTACCAGTGGATCGCTGCCGCCGAGCAGAAGGGGCTGGCAGGCAAGAGCGATCTACTCGCGGTCGAAGAGGTCGTGCCGCCCGCCGCTATCCGGGACGCCTTCGGCCTCGCCGAGGACGAGAAGGCGCAGATGCGCCGCCAGGTGCTCTACCTGGACGATCAGCCTTGCGAGTTGGTCGAGGTGTACATTCCGCTCGACCTGGCCCGAGGGACGCCTATCGCCGAGAATCGGAAGATCCGGGGTGGCGTGGGTCGAGTCCTGTTGGAGGCCGGCCTGCCGCCGTTGCGTTGCGTTGACAAGGTGGCAGCGCGGTGGCCGACGCCGGAGCAGGCGAAGGCGTTGAGGATGCCGACGAAGCTGCCGGTCCTCCGCCAGTTCCGCGTGACGTACAGCGTGGACGATAGGCCGATCCAGGCGGAGATCATGGCCAAGGCGGGCCATCTCTACGAGCTCGAATACGAGTTCTGACCAGCGGGCCCGCTAGCCCCGACGCGACGGACGTCGGGGCTTTGTTGCGTCTGCTGGCGAACGAGAGGGTTGCGAACCTCTCAATAAACCTCTTACAGTCGCTTCCGAGAGTGGCTCACGCCACACGCTCAGTTAGGAGCGGCATGCCCGAATCACCCGAGCGCACCGCGTTTTACCGCCTCTTCGACGCCGACGGGGTGCTGCTTTACGTCGGGATAGCCAAGGATGTACACAAGCGCTGGCGGATGCACGAGTGGGAAAAAACCTGGTGGCACCTTGTCTCAGGTAACCGCGTCGAGTGGTTTCCATCCCGGCCGGAAGCGCGCGCCGCCGAGCTAGCCGCCATGGAGAACGAGTCGCCTCTGTACAACGGCGTATGGCATCCCGACGGGAGCTACACGCAGGGCAAGTACGACGACACGACGGAAAGGGGCCATGCTGCCGAGGAGCTGCGCCGCGATCTCGACAACGGAACCTTGCAGCCGGGCGAAATGATCCGCATCACCCACCTTGGCCGCCGATACGGCGTTTCTGCGATGAGCGTGGCGATGGCGCTGGACGCCCTCCCGCCGGGAACGGTCTGCAAGCGGGGGAACTACCGATACATCGCCGCACCGAAGAGCCCGTCCCTAGCCCAGTAACGCGAACGGCCCGGTGCGCTAACACCGGGCCTGTTCATCACCAGCGGTGCCAGCCGCTGATCAGCGAATCCCAACCATCACGAAAGGACTGCTCATGCAGCAGAGTACATGCCCCGCGCCCCCGCGTCCCGTCCCGACCGTCGACCATCTGATGGACGCCCCGCTCAACAGTCTTCTCGCCGAGTTCCGTGTCGACGTGTCGGAGCTGCCGATCGAGGACCCCGGCTTCACGGGCGGCACGTATGTGCGGAGGGACGGAACCATGCTGTTCGCGATGCGGCGGGGCCAGCCGGCTGCGGAGCGGGAGATGATCGCCCGCGCGATGCTGGGTGCGGCGTTGCGGGTTCCGATGCCGCCGCTGCCGGAGCCGTACCAGTTGACGGAGCTCTGATCACCCGAACGCCGCAGCGCCCCCGCTTCCGTGCGGGGGCGCTGCTCGTTAGCGTGACGGTTTCGTCGATGAGAGGGGCCGTCATGTCGGAGGAGCCGTCGCCTGGCCCGTTGGGTACAGAGATGCGGGAGGTCGCCTTCCCGGACGGTTCCCACGGGTTCATTTTGGTGAAGGCGGGCACGTCGCAGGAGGAGGCGGAACTGATCGCGGCGCGGTTGTGGGCGGACTTGCCGGAGCCGGGCGTGCCGAACGAGTAGTCGTACAGCAAAACGCCCCCGCCCCAGATGGGGTGGGGGCGCTGCTCTGTCTACAGCGCCTGTCTGGCCGCTGCCACTGTGGCGTCTGGGGCTGCGGAGTCTCCGTGTCGTCTCGGCTGCCGTCGCGTGCCTTTGGTGGCGCAGGGTTCCCGTCCGGATGCTGGGGTGTGCCGGGCCTGGTCGGGCCTCACGCTCACGGTATGGGGGCAAATGGGAAAGTGCCGCGGCTTGGTGGCGGACAGTACGCGTGCCCGTTTTGCGGGTTGCCGCAGGACCGGGTGCCGACGTTGGAGCATGACTGGGTGCTGCTGGAGCCGGACGTGAACCCGCCGGCGCACGTGGTGCCGGCCGAGTACCGGTGGATCGAACTGTCCGACGGTCGGGTGACGGTGTACGCGGTGTGCCCGCCGGACCCACAGCAGCGTTGCCGGATCGAGCATCGGTTGGCGTGTGCGGGGCAGCAGCTACCAGACTTGTGGCCGTGGTTGACGGCGATGCGGGAGGAGAACGCCCGTAAGGCGCAGCGGCACGCGGCTGGGGAGACTGCGCCGGTGCTGGCGGAGGTCGAGCTGCCGGACGTGGGGTAGCTGGACGGTCGGCCCGTCTGGCTGGTCAAACTCCCCACTCGTCCACACGTTCGTTCGATTAGTCACGCGCTGTCCAGACCTTCACCCGCCCACTTCCGGGCTGTCGCAGACCACCGTTACGCTGGTCTTTCTGGGGGATGCGCCTGCATGCCCGTGGACCCGACGAGTTGCAGCTGGGGGCGACTCATCTACGGTGAGGGCAGGCGCAAGAGGGGACACTGATCATGGCAACCGTGCGGGATGTGGCGGCTTACATACTGGCCAAGGAAGCGCCGATGTCCGCCATGAAGCTGCAGAAGCTGTGCTACTTCGCCTACGGGTACCACCTGGCGTGGGAGGACCGACAGCTGTTCCCGGAGCGCTTCGAGGCGTGGGCGAACGGGCCAGTCGTGTACGAGCTGTACGACCAGCATCGGGGCCGCTTCAACCTCGACAAGGGCGACATCGCTGGGGATCCGGCGGCGCTTGATGATGACGAGCGCGACTCGGTGAACGTGGTTCTCGAGAACTTCCGCGCCTACGACGCCCACGAACTGTCGGCGATGACGCATCAGCCGGGGCCGTGGCTGGATGCCCGGCAGCGGGCCGGCGTGACGGATCTGCAGCGCAGCAACGAGGAACTGCGGGACGAGGAGATCGCCGACTTCTTCGGCGCGCTTGTGGGCCGCGAGGACTGAGTGAGCAAGCGGGGGAAGGCGCAGAAGAAACTGGCTCTGCCGCCTGGCGGTGTCGCGGTCGGTAAGCGGACTGGTAATCCATCATCGCTGCTGCCTGGCTCGGACAGCTCAGGGGATCGCCTGTGTTGGCGCTTTACGCACGTCGATCACGACGGCCGGTGGGGCTTCGAGGGCATGGAGCCGGCTGTGCTGTGCGAGGTGCTGCGGAAGCTGGCGGACTGCGAGTCGATGACGGTGTCAGAGCTTCGAGGCACTCGCAGACTGTTCAAGGAGTACGACCTCCCGGGCGGCCTGTGCAAGGACGCTCTGGATCGCTTGACGGCGATACGCCGGGACGACATGACGAAGATCCAACGCCTTGAGTTCACGGGCTTACAGCGTCTGTACGGCTTCCTGGAAGGGAACGTCTTCCACGTGGTGTGGTGGGATCCGAGGCATGAGGTCTATCCCTCCACGCTGAGGAACACGTAGCGAAGGGCCCCACTCGGCCGAATCGGAGTCGTCATGGCGCTGGCCTGCGTCTTCGCCGCCGTTTCCGTGCCCGCCAGTCGTGCCAGGCGAGCGCGGCGTTGGCGGCCAGGCCGGCGGCGGGCGTGGCGGCGAGGAGCCGCCAGGTCATGGCTGGGCTTTCGGTGCGTGTTCGTCGCACAGCCAGCTGCCGTCGCCGCGCCGCACCCATCCCTGGTTGGGTGCGGCTGCTTCGAGCTTGGGTTCGGTTTGGCTGGGCAGGCCGAACATGGTGAGCCATGCGTTGCAGCGGCTGCAGTGCAGGTAGACGAACCGTGGGAGTTCCTCGCTGCTCATGAGCCCTCCTTCTGTAGCGGCCACCGCCGATCATCGGCGGCGCACTCGCGGACGGTGGGCCCGGTGTCGTGGGCGGGGATGGCCAGGTCGCGGGTGCCGGTGCGCAGCCACTCCCCGGTGGCGAGCGGCTGCCGTTCGAGTAGCTGGCTGGCGACGTCGGGGTTGGGGCAGTCGAGGCGGGCGCAGGTGATGTAGCCACCCTCGGCGAGGAACAGGCTGGATCCTCCGCAGGCGGGGCAGCGGCCTTGGACGTCGCCGAAGCGCTGAGCGTGCGTCTGGGCGCCGTTCCGCCCCTCCGGGGCCGCCGGATGCCGGTTCGGGACCTGCGGGCCGCTCCTGGGGCCGTCTGGCGCCTCCTGCGGGCACGTGGGCACGTCGAGGAGCGCCGTGTCGACGGCTGCGAGTGCGGCCTGCCAGCCCTGCGCGTAGGCCCGCCCGGTGTCGCTGTCCGGGTCGGCCTGTGGCGGGACGCGGTCAAGGTTGCGGATCCGGGTGAGGGCGGCGTGCAGGTCGCGGAGGGCGGCGTCCTTGCGGGCCGTGGTCGGCGGCGCGGTCATGCGGTGGTCTCCTTCGTGCGTGGCGGGCAGAGCTGGATCTCGTGCGGGTGGATGAGCCCGCGGACTAGGCAGACAGCGATGGCGTGGGTGCGGTCGCGGGCGCCCAACTGCTCGTAGGCCAGCCGCATGTGGGACTTCACCGAGTCCTCGGCTATGAACAGCTTCCGAGCGATCTCGGCGTTGGTGTGGCCGTTCGCGGCCAGGCGGAGGACCTCGAGCCGACGGGCCGTGACCAGCGGGCGGTCGGCGGGCAGGCCTCTCACGGTGTCCGCCCGGGTCCGGGCTGGCGGACGCGCCCACGCCCATCGAGGATGCCGTCGGCTTGGGCAAGGAGGATCAGGGCGCGGCGGAGGACGGACCGCAGCGGCTCCCGGCGGCGGGCGTAGGCGGCGAGGATGGCGGCGCTTCCGTCGTCCGGGATCCAGCGGAGCGGGGTTCGGCTCACGACGGCTCCTTGGTCTGCTTGGTGACCCGGAGGCATGGCCGTTTCCCGGCCGGGCGTTCGGCGGCGACGGTGTACCCCGCGGCCTGGAGCGCGGCGGCGTATCGGTCGAGGTGGGCGGCTTCGTCGAGGCCGTCGTGCCAGAGGCGGACGGTTTTGGGGCTGGCTTGGGTGGAGCGGTGGCCGGGCCGCCAGGTGGGTCCGGTCAGGGAGTTGGTGTGGCCTCGGGCGGTGAGGGTGCGGGCGATGTCTACGGCGCGGAGTTGGTAGTGCACGGCTACTCCTGGGTCTGGGTGGTGTGGAGTGCGCGGCCGAGGACGGCGGCCGGCTCTGGCTGGCGTAGCAGCGGCGCAGGATCGTCCACATGCGGGCGGTGGGCTGCACGTGCGGCAGGGACGGGCGGCCGGTCACAGGTACTCCCCGGTGGGCAGGGTGTCGGCGGTCCAGAGGGCGACGGGGCCGGGGCCTTGGTCGCGGAGGTCGCGCATCTCGTGCTGGCGGAGGTCGAACCGGGTGGGGGTGTGGTCGCTGGGTTGGTAGTCGTCGGTCCAGGCGGGTTCGCAGTCGGGGTGGTTGTCGGCGGCCGTGGTCATCGCTGCGCCTCCGAGTCGTCTTCGTCGGGGAGGATCGGCGGCTCGTTGTCGACGAGCAGCCACAGCGGGCTCCAGCTGCCGGGTTCGTGGTTGGAGGGCTTCTCGTCGAGGGCGTAGAAGGCGCCGGTCTGGCCGTGCCAGCCGATCTGCCGCCAGGTCTGCGTGGCGTCGAGGGTGTGGGTGCGCATGGTGCTGCCGCCGCTTTCCGATGCGCGGCGGTAAGGGCGGTTGTCCGTAGGCGGGGTAGTCGGGCGAAATCCCTGGGCGTGGCGGCGGGTGTGTCGTTCGCGGGGCTGGTCGGTCACGTGTGTCTCCGGTGGTCGTGGCTGGTGGGGTGCCGGGCCTGGTGTGGGCCCGGCACGAGGGACGGTCAGGCGGGTTCTTCGCTGCCGTCGAGGGCGAGTTGGCCGGGCGCCTGCATGACGGGCTCGGGCGGCAGGTGCTCGTCGATGAGCGCCTGGTGTGTCTCGTCGCGGATGTGGCACAGGTACTCGTCGCCGAGGACAGTCCAGCCGGAGGCTCGGGCGGCGGTGTTGGCGTCGGCGGGGGTGGCGAAGAGGGTGCCGCCTTCCTCGTCGTCGAACACGGTGTTGCAGGCGTCGCAGGTGAGGGCGTGCACGGTGACCGGGGTGAGGGGCATTAGGCGTGGCTCCCGTACTCGCGGGTGGTGGCGGTGACGGTGGGTTTCCACTCGGCGGTGGCTTCTTCGATGCGGGCGCGGATCTCGTCGGCTTCGTCCTCGGTGGCGAGGTCGCTGATGTCGACGGTGATCTCGATGGCGATGCGGGTCATGCGGCTTCCTTGTCGGTTCGGGCCCACGAGGGGCGTGACGGCGTCTGTGAGGCCCCAGGAGCGTGCGCGAGGACGCGAGTCCTGAGATGGGCTCTGAGGCGCCCCAGCGGGCGCACAGCCGCGCTCACGGCCCCTCCCCGCCCGGAGCCACCGTGCGGGCGGGAAGTCCTGCCCCTGATGCCCGCACAGCAGCGCGGGGATCGCGACCACGAGCGCGAGATACGCGAGCATCCCGATCACGAGATCTCGCCCTTCACAGCGCGGCGTACCGAGTCGGCGGCCCAGCCGATGCCGTTCGCCTCGATCACCTCGGCCACCCCAAGGACATCCCGCAGCGCCGCCTCAGCCGTCTCGGCCCGCTGACGCTCTCGCTCCCATGCGGCCACAGGCTCGACCACGACGGTGACCTTGTAGCCACACAGGCCTGCGATGCGCTGCGCCCAGTCGAGGGTGAGCGCGACGCGGCCGGTGAGCATCTGGCTGAGGTGCTTCTGGCTGATGCCGAGTTGCTGGGCGATCCAGATCTGCTTGAGGCCAGCCGCTTTGATCGTGGCGCGGATCTGGTCGCGGAGCGGGGTGGAGTCGTCGGCCACGGTCAGGCCTCCTCGTCGTGCCGCGCCCCAGCAGCGGGCTCGACGGGCAGGTCGGTCCACGGGCCGTAGAACTCCGACCCGTCCGGCCACTCGCGGACGATCCGCTGCTGCGCATACGCCCCGCACTTCGGATACGCCCGTAGCCACTTGGTGACGGCAGCTCGCGCGCCTGCGGCGCTGTCTGCGCTGTCGACGCCCCAGTCGCCGACGACTTCGTAGATCACCGACTCGGTGGGCTCGTCCTCGGGCTTGGTGGTGGGCTGCGCCTCGGCGGCGGGCTGTCCGCCGTGTACGCACTCGCCCGCCTCGGTGTCGCACGCGGTCTCGGACTGGGACTCGCGCAGGCAGTTGCCGGAGATCGACGCGGGGCACTCGGGCTGCGCCTCGTCGGCCATACGGCGCAGCTCAGACACGGCGCGGTTGACGCCCTCCGCAGCCTTCTGGCCCATGTCGTCGTAGACCGCCGGGAACAGCGCCGTGTACAGGTGCTGCGCGGCAGCGTTGAGGACGGCGGCCCGGTCGGCGGAAAGGCGGGCGGCCTCCTTCTCGGCGAGCTGGCGGCGTGCCATCTCCTGCCCGAGGTGGAAGTCCGCGTTCTCACGGATGCGCTCGGCAGTGGCCAGGCTGTGCTCCAACTCGGCGATGCGGTCGCGGAGTGCGGTCTGGTCGTCGGCTCGTGTGGCGGGCGGGGGCGACACCACAGGCAGCAGCGCGTCCGCGAGCGCCTCGACCTCGATGGTGATCTGAAGTGGGCCGTTCGGCGAATAGTCGACGGTGCGGAGTTCCTCGAACGGCGACGTCTTGATCGCGGCAACGATCCGGGCGCGCTGCTGGCGGGCTTTGGCGAGGGCGACGACGCGGGGGTCGTCGACTTCGGGGCGGGGCGGGTTGTTGGTCATGGTCTGCTCCTGAGAGGGTCGGGGCGCCGGCCGCCGCGGTTCGAGCGCGGCGGCCGGTCCAGGGGCGGGTCAGTGCGGGATGGCACCGGACAGCACATCCGCGATCGGGTGCAGCGCCTCGTCCGGGGCACGCCACATCTCCCGGTAGCCGTACTCCGCGAACCGGTAGCCGGGCGCCGGCCGCCAGCCGAGGATCCACAGCTCCGCCAGCCGCGCCGCCTGCCGCTGGTTGCGGCTGAGTGCGTTGCTCATCGGCCGCGGGTCGGGCTGGTTGTTGTTGAGGACCTCGTGCAGGTGCCAGGCGTCGTGCCGGGAGTAGAGCTGTTCGCCGCTGCTGCTGTAGCCGTTTTCGTAGCCGTGGGACCAGAGCAGGTAGTTGCGGCCGTCGTGGGTGGCGCGGCCGTCGTTCCAGCGGATGCGGGACTTCCAGCGGGGCTTGGTCATGGTTATTCTTTCCTGGTTTGTGGTGTGTTGGGACGGTAGGGGGTGGCACTGACAGCGGGTGCTGGTCACGGGGTGAGCGCGGGCTCAGGCTGTGATGCGGACGTCGAGCAGAGGCGTCCCTGCGTCGAGTTGCGCGTGCAGCTCCCGCAGGCGGGCGAACGCGCGAGAGTCGCTGCGGGACAGGGCGCGGCGGGCGGCGGGGTTGAGGGCGTACCAGCATGTGCCGCAGAGGTACTTGCCGGGGCCTTTGGTGCGGGTGCGGCAGGACGGGCACGGTGTGGCGGCGGTCATCGCGTCCCCCCGGCGGCGTGGTCGGGGCAGAGGTCCTTGCCGTTCTTCCGGCGCCAGCCAGCGGAACGGGCGGTCCGGCGGAGCTCGGCGGCTGTCTCGCCGGGGAGGTCGGCGGGGCCGTGCCACGACCCGCAGGGCTTGTGGTCGCACCAGAGGCGGCGGTACACGGCAACCGTCATCGGTTCGTCTCCTCGCTGGCGGCGACCTGCGGACCGGACGCGGTGGCGGGCTCGTCGCAGCTGTGGCCGGGGCACCAGACGCCCGGACGCTCAGCCCACTCGTGCGGGTCGTGGTAGTCGTCGTGCCCGCACGGTCGGGTGCCGGTGAGCCTCTCGGCCATCTCGCCCCCGTCCTGCTGGGCGGCGAAGAACGCCGTGAGCGCCTGGCCCCCCACGGCAGAGGCGGAGCGGTGACCAATCTGGCCGCTCGGGTCGAGGTAGGCGTGTCCGTCGTCGCCAGTGAAGATCTCGCCGACCGCGCCGCAGTCGTTGCACTGCACGCGGCGGGCCAGCTCGGCGCGGAGGCGGCGGACTTCGTCGAGCAGCGCGGGCACGTCCTCCCGGGCGTGAGCGATGAACTCAGCGTCGACGCCCTCGTTGACGGCCAGGTTCGTCGAGACGATCCCCTCAGCGTCGGACGGGTGCACGCCCTTGGGCCCTTGGAGCACGAGGTGCGGGTAGGTCTCGGCCCAGGCCGTCCACGGCCCCTTGGTGGCGGCGTTGGAGCGGGCGTCGATGGCGTTGAGCTGTTCGTCGGTGAGTGGCTGCTGCCGGGTCATGTCGGTCCTGTCTGGTTGGCGGGGATGCTTCGTGGGGTTGTGCGGGCGCAGGTCAACGCGCGCCCGGGCGGGGCTTAGGCGGCGGCGAGGAAGCCGGGCTTCGGGCTGCGGTCGACGAACGCCTCGACGGGCAACGGGCTGTTGGCGACTTCCAGCAGCCAGTCGGCGTGGCAGGGCTGGTCGAGTCGGCACCAGCACATGAGGTCCCGTCCGGCCAGGTCCTTGCGGATCTGCCGCAGGAACTCCACATCGTGGGTGCGCGCGTTACGGAAGGAGGCGATGGCCTGCTCGCGGGTGAGCGGCTCGTGCGGGCGCTTGTCGATCCACCCGCCGGGCAGCACGGTCCAGGCGGTGTCGCCGACCTTCCAGGTGTTGCCGTAGCCGGAGCCACGGCCGACGAACACGTAGCCGTTCGGGTTGGTGCAGGCGTCGGCTGCACGCCAGCCAGCGGTGCGCTTGCGCTGGAGTCGGATCGGCATCAGAGGCTCTCCAAAGTGGGTTGGAAGGGTTGGAGGGGCAGTTCGGTCTGGCCGGGGTGGAGCGCGACCGGGGCGGCGGTCGGGGTGCGGGCTGTCGGTGGGGGGCTGGTGTCGATGCCGAGGCGTTCGGCACAGGTCTTGCCATAGCCGCGGGCGATCGAGACGGGGTTCGTCAGACGGCGCCCGCAACGACCCAGGCACTTCGGACGGTCGGCGGACATCAGGCGGCCTCCGGGTTCCGGTGCGGCGTCGGGCTGGCCGCGTTGCCGCCACACTTCGCGCACGTGCACACGTCAGGCGGCGGAGTCGGGCCGGTCGCGGCGGTGCCCAACGGCCAGCCGCCGACGTGGGCGATCCGGTAGCCGGGATCGGGGACCGCGGCCAGGGCGGGCTTGGGGGCTGCCTTGGCGGGCCGGCCGATGAGGCTGCGGAGGTAGCCCTCGAGGTCGCCGTCGGCTCGGAGGGCGGCGATGTCTTCGGCGCTGAGATCGTTCATCAGGCCACCGCCATGTCACAGAAGCGGGCAAAGTGGCCCTGGAAAGCGCACGTGATCGTTGCGGTGGGGCCCCCACGGTGCTTGCCGACGATCAGGTCGGCTTCGCCCGCTCGTGGGGATTCCTTGTCGTAGGCGTCTTCGCGGTGCAGAAGGATGACGATGTCGGCGTCCTGCTCGATCGCCCCCGACTCGCGGAGGTCGGACACCATCGGCTTCTTCTCCTGCCGCTGCTCCGGCCCGCGGTTGAGCTGGCACAGCACGATCACGGTGATCTGGAAGTCCTTGGCGATCAGCTTCAGGTTCCGGGAGATCTCGGCGACGGCCTGCTGCCGGGACTCGGCCTTGGGTGCTTGCATGAGCTGCAGGTAGTCGACGATGACGAGCCGAAGGCCCTGGGTGCGAACAAGGTTGCGGATCCGGCCGCGGAGCATCGGCAGGGACAGCAGCGCCCCGTCGTTGATCCACAGGGGTGCGGCGGCAATGTCGGGGGCGCGGCGGGCGGCTTTGGCCATGTCGGCGTCGGAGACGACGCCCTGCTTCAAGTGGTGGTGCGGGATGCGGGCTTCGGCGCACAGGATCCGGTCGGACAGTTCGTCTTTGCCCATCTCGAGCGACTCGAACAGGGTGGGGATCTTGTTGCGGATGGCGGCGCCTCGGGCGAAGTCCGCGGCGAGCGTGGACTTGCCCATGGCGGGTCGGGCGCCGATGACGACGAGCTGCCCGGGCGCCCAGCCGCCGCAGAACAGGCTGTCGAGGTCCATGAACCCGGTGAGGATGCGCTGTTCGTTGGTGGGCGGGGTGACGGCGCGGATGAGGCTGTCGCCGAGGAGGTCGCCGATCGCGGCCAGGCTGGCGTCGTCGGGGGCGCGGACTGCCCCGTCGAGGTCGGCCTGGATGGCGGCGACGTCGGCGTCTTCGTCGAAGGCCGGCGAGGCGCCTTTGAGGATGGCGTCGTAGCCGAGTGCGACGACGCGGGCGGCGACGGCCTTTTTGGTGACGCGGGCCGCGTACCAGGCGGCGGCTCCGGGGTGGGCTTGGCTGTAGAGCTCGGAGAGTTGCGATTCGGCGAGGGGGCGTGTGGGCATGCGGCCGTCGGCGTGCCAGGTTTCGAGTTGGCGGGCGATGGGGACCCAGCGGATTTCGCCGTCGCGGAGGTCGGAGCGGAGTTCTTCGACGGCCCACCAGATCCACCGGTAGGCGTCGGTGGTGATGTCGGCGGGGTCGAAGCCTTCGGCGCCGAGTTCGTCGACGACGTTGGGTTGCTGCATGGCGGTGGCGACGAGGACGCGTTCGGCTTCGACGTCGCGGGGCCGCTCCGGTGGGCGCGGGCCGGCATCGGCGACGGCCTCGTCGGGGGCCCACATCTCGGTCTCGGTGGTCACGCGGCCCTCCGGCGGCGGTCGTTGCCCTTCATCGCCACGCGCTCGCACATCTCGGCGAGCCGAGAGGTGACGCGATCACCGAGGCGGCCAGCAAGCTCCTTCGGCTCGACATTGGAGGTGAGCAACGTCGGGAGGTGGTGCTCGTACCGGTAGTTGATCAGCCGGAAGTTGACCTCTTCCGTGAACTCGGTCGGCTTCCGTTCCGCGCCCAGGTCGTCGACCAGGAGCAGGGCGGCCTTTCGGTAGCGGGCGAACTCGGCCTCCGAGTCGACACCGTGGCGGGGTCGGAGCGCGGCGTACAGGTCAGCGGCCGTGGTGACGGCCCAGCGGGCAGACACGCCGGTGACGGCCAGCTCCCTCATTGCCCCGTAGGCCTCGTGGGTCTTTCCGACGCCTGTACTGCCAAGCAGCAGCAGCGACGGGCCGGTGTTGACCGAGGCGATCGGCGCCCCCCGCTCGGTCTGCACCGCCTTGGCGTCGGCGACGAGGGTGTCGATCCAGGTCCGCAGCTGCGGAAGCGACGACACGGCGGTCCGGTAGTGGAAGGGGATCTTCGCGGCAGCCTCGGTGTAGCTGTGCCGGGCGACGTTGGCGGCGCTGTGCGGGTCGAAGTCGTGGGTGTTGAACCAGTCGGCGGTGAGGCCGCGGTTCGCGAGCAGCGGTTCGACGTCGTGGCCGCGCAGGTTGCTGGGCGGGATGTACTGCATCAGAAGTCCTCGTCGTAGACGGATTGGTCTGTGGGGTTGCGGTACGGCTGATAGCCGCCGGACACGGCGCGGAGCTGGGGGCCGGGCTGCGGGTCGGGCTCGTCGTCGTAGCAGCCGTTGTCGAGCCACTTGGCCGGGAACTTCGTGTACTTGGGGTCTTCGCCGAAGCGCTCGCGGGCGTAGGCCTGGGCGGCGTCGACCATGTGCTTGGGCTCTACGCCGCGTTCGATGGCGGCGATCCACGCCTTCTTGGCTGCCTCGCGGTCGCGCTTCTTCGGGTAGTTGCTCCAGAAGGCACCGAAGGCCTTGAGGTGGTGGTCAGTCTTCTCGCTGCCGCTCTTGGTCTGGACCGGGGCGGCTGCGGCCTGCTGCTCGTTCGAGGCGGCTGCGGGAGAAGAGTCTTTTAGTAGTTGGTTGTCTGACGGTTGTTGGTGGTTAGGGCGGCGTTCCGTGCGTGACGGACGGACTTTAAGTGCGTGACGGCTAGGCGTTCCGTCCGTGACATCGGCTGTCACGGACTCTGCGTCCGTGACAGTCACGCCTTCTGAATCCGTGACCGTCACGGACTCTGCGTGCGTGACACCCTTGGAGCGAGACCGGCGCTTCCGCTCGGCGGCTGCGGCCCGGAACTCGTCCTCCTCCCTCTCGAGATCGCTCCAGTCCGTCGCCGGACGGCGCAACTCGAGCGCGAGCTTGTAGCGGGTGCGACCGTCGACGGTTCCGTCCTTGACGATCAGTCCGGCCTTCTCGAGCCGGCGCAGGGCGCGCTGGACGGTGGTCCGGTCGTAGCCGCTGCGGTACTGCATGCGGAGCACCGAGGGGCACGCGTTGGTGCCGGTTGGACTCGCGTGCTCAGCGAGCACCTGGAGGACGTGCCGGGCGGTGGTGTCCGGCTTGCCCTTCTCGGTGCGTGGCATGGGCGCGTGGTCCATGGCCCAGGTGACGGCCTCAGTACTCACGGGTTACTTCCTTCGGGAGGGTGTCTTCGCTGGTCAGTCGCTGTTTCGGGACAGCCCTCATGGAGGCTTCGCGAGGGCGGATTCGATGCCCTCGGTGCAGGGCCAGCCTACCTCAGGGTGACCGGTCACCAGTAGGTCAATAGAGAGCCATTCCGTAGCAGGTGGGTGACCAGCCATCGCACGGTCAGCTACGCTGTGCTCATGACGACGAAGGGAACCCCTGGCCGCGTAGTCCGCATCGATGACGAGACGTGGCGCGAATACGGGGAGCTGTGCGCAGCGGAGGGGACGTCCCGCGCGGACGACCTGCGCCGGCACGCGCACGCCCGCGTCGAGGCCTGGCGCAAGAAGCAGGCCGCCCTGCGCCGGCTCGAGCGTCTCAACGACTCCGAGTCCTGATCCCACGTCCTCCTCCTTCTCCTCCGGGCCCCGCCTTTCGGCGGGGCTTTGTCGTGTGCGGGTGGGTTAGGGTGCGGCGCGCGGCCGGTGGGCGGCGGTCACGCGGCGGCCTCGTACTGCGGCTCGGCGTGCCGTTCGATGTCCTCGCCGGTGATGGCTTCGACGAGGGCGGAGACGATGACTTCGGCGCAGTTGGGGGTGACGGCGTTGCCGTACTGGCGGACCTTCTCCCGCTTGTTGCCGATGACGATGTAGGCGTCGGCGAAGGACATGGCCCGGCCGATCTCGTGCGGCTCCAACATCCGGAAGAGGACGTCGTTGATGTCGACGTCGCCCTGGATCAGGGCGTACCGGTCGCGAGTGGAGAGCGTGCCCACGGGCTCCCGGACCGTCTTCGCCGTACCGTTCCCGGAGTACGGCACCAGCAGGTGCTCCCACGTGACGAGCGACTGGTGGCCGGCCGTGGTCATGGTGCGGAAGTACTCGGCGGCCGTGGTGCAGTGCTCCCCGCCGTTCCCGGCGCTGCCGTTGTTGCGCATCACGAACGCTGGCAGGTTCGGGGTGACGAGGCCGTGGTGGTTGCCGTTGGCGGATACCGTGCCGACGGGTTCGCCGATGGACCGGCCGCGCAGCTGGTCGCCGCCGCCGCGCATGGTCACCATGAACGGCAGCCAGGCCAGTCCAGTCTCGTTTCGGGCGGTCTGCGTGCGCAGCGGGTTGTTCGCCGAGCCGGGCTCCTTTCCGTCGCGGCCCTCGACCGGGACCAGGAGGGGCGGTATGGCCAGGCCGTCGTTCTCCCTGGTGGTGCGGCACGCCATCGGGTCCAGGACGCTGGACGGGTCATTGCGCCACGTCCCTCCCGCCGGGACCATGAACGGCTCGTAGGCCATGGCCTTCGTCGCCGTCGTGGTCTGCGTCGTCAGCGGCGCGTCAACGGGCCAGGTGCGGACGCCGGGGCGGCGCTCGAACGTGTTGCCCGCCGCTTCCAAGGTGATCGGGCGGGCGAACTTGTCCAAGCCGGCCTGGATGCGGGCGACGGTCTTGTCCGCGAGGGGCTTCGTCCGGTCGCCGATGCGCTGCCCCGGCAGGCTCCAGTCGATGGCGACGGCGGCCGGGAGGGTCTCGGGTTCGACGATCTGGCTGCGGCAGGTGGTGTTGGGGCAGCGGTAGACGTACTGCTGGCGATAGCGGCCCATGTCGCGGCCGGGCTGCTTGAACCGTTGTACGGCCTGCACCCAGGTGTCACAGCCGGTGCACCAGGCGCGCGGCCGGAGCCACTTGTCCCAGTCCGGGGTGCGGCCGAGGCTCTTGTGCCAGTACGCAACGTACAGGCGGTCCCTGCTCTGCGGCGCCTTGTGAACGGTGCGCGGGTCGGCATGCATGCTGTTCAGGGCGATGACGCGGGTCTCGTACCCGAGCTTCTTGATCTCGCCGATCCAGCGATCCCACTGGTCCCATGCGCGGACGTCGACGACGTTCTCGACCACACCCGCCTTGACCAGGCCGCCGCGCTCCTGGACACCGCGCAGGTACATCGGCACTTCCTCCATGAGCGCCCGGGACCGTTCGACTTCCTCGGACGGGCCGAAGCCGTCGAAGAGGTCGCCCTGCAGGGAGGCGTCGAAGTCACGCTTCTTGCCGCGGGCGTTGGACCACTGCGGGCACTCGGGGCTGGCCCAGAAGATGTCGGTGACGGGCCAGGTGTCGACGGGGGCTTCGCGGATGTCGCCGCGGTAGTGGTCAACGGTGGGGAAGTTCGCGGCGTGCGACTCGATCGCCCGCTCCCAGTGGTTCGCCGCCCGCTCCATGCGGACACCGGGGATGGAGTGCATGCCCTGCGAGCTGCCGCCGGCCCCGCAGAACCAGTCCATGACCGTCAAGGCGTCGTTGTCGTGGTGGTACGTCATGCGGCGAGCTCCTGTTCGGTGTCGGGGTGGCGGTTGCGGCGGGTGCCGGTGGCCCATTCGCGGTAGATGGCGCGGACGGTGGAGATGGAGACTTCGCCGCCGAGTCGGGTGTGGATCTGGTCGGGGTTGTGGCCGAACTTGGCGAGGTGTTCGATCTCTTCGCGGCGGAGTTCGGCGAGTTCGTCTCGGCCGAGTTCGCGGTCGGCGGTCGCCGGGTTGAAGTCGGGGTCGTCGATGTGCCCGTAGTCCTCCCACCACTGGGGGTCGCGCCAGCCGTTGGCGCGGGCGAAGTTGCGGGTGCGGTTGGTGAACTTGTTGGCCGGTGGCGGCATGAAGGCGAGCTGCTGGTAGGCGGCGTCGATGCGTTCGGCGAGGTCGCGGCGGATGGTGGGCTGCCGTCCGTTGGCGATGGAGAGGATCCGGTTGCGGGCGCTGCCGGTGGCTTCGGCCATGGCGGAGTAGGAGTGGCCGATGGCGGAGAGTGCTTGGACGCGGCGCATGCTGCCGGTGACGTCGAGGTACTGCCCGCGGTCGCCTCGGGTGGGCGCCGTGACCGCCATGATCTTGGCGTGGGTTTCGTTGCGGATCTTCGTGCGGCGCCCGCTGTACAGGAGGACGAGGCCGCCGATGGGTACTCCTGTGGCGGCCTCGAGGGTCTTCCACGACATCGTCTTGTGGAGTTCCTGGAGGTGCGCGCGGGCGGTGTCGGGGTTGGTGAAGGGGCTGCGGCCGAGCTGTCGCCGGACGCGCGCGTGCTTGTGGTGTCGGCGGCGTGCGACGTTGCAGGGCTCGCATTTGCAGGGCGGGCGGTAGCCGGGGCTGCCGTAGGCGCGGGCGGTGGTGCCGTGGTCGGGCAGGGTGCGGGTTGTCACCGGTCCTCCTTCCGGGCGCGGTGTGCGGGGTGGTTGGCGAATGCTTCGAGCCGTTGGATGTCGCGGCGCCTGGTCCGCCACCGGCCGGCGCGGGCGCACGCCCACGACACGGCGATGCCGGCGGCGAAGAGGGCGAGGCCGGGCCCGTAGATGGCGGCCTGGTCTTCGGCCCAGATCCAGGCGTTGGTGGCGGCGTCGATCTGCTCGGGGCTCATTCGCCGTCCTCCTGCCGGGCGCGGACGCGAACCGCGCAGGTGACGGCGGCGATGCCGGTCATGAGGGTGAAGCAGGCGAGGAACAGGGCGACGTCGATCATGCGGCCCTCCCCTGCATGGCGGCGACGGTTCCGCGCCAGCGGCGGACGGAGGATTTGTCGCGGGTGAGGCCGAAGCCGTCGCAGCGGGTGACGCCGTCCTTGTGGAGAGTGGCGGCGAACCTTCCCCAGTCGTGGTCGCGGTCGGGCGGGTCGGGGAGTTCGTGTTCGCGGGCGACCTTCCAGAACAGGAACGGCTGCCCGGTCTTGGCGACCTCGACGAAGGTGGGGCGGACCAGCTCGGCCCACGTCTCGTAGTCGTCGATGCGCTGCTGAGCGCGCGGCTTGGGGACGCTGCCGTCGAGGGCAGGCTGCACGGTCGCGGTCATGAGGCGGACTCCTCGTCGGTGATGGCTTCGATACGAAGGCCGGGCTGGGTGCCGTTGACGGGGTGTCGGCGGCCGTCCGGCGACTTGACGACGAAGTCGATGCCGTGCCTGCCTGCGCTGGACCACTGCAAGGCGTCGGCGATCTCGCCCTCGAACGTGACCCGCACCTTCGTGCCTTTGCGGGCGAGCGCCCGGAGTCGGGCTTCTTCGTCGCTGAGGGCGTGCAGGGGGCGCGGCTTCGGGGCGTGCAGGACGGTGACGCGGGTGGGGCGCAGGCCGGGGACGGGGTTGTCGCAGCGGCAGGCGACCTGCTCGGGGTCCGGGGGCTGCACCTTGCACGACTTGTCGCAGCGGCGGCAGTACCAGACGAGCAGCGTCGACTCGGGGAGCGTCGTCATCGGGTCGCCTCCTCGGTCGCGGCCTGCTGCCTGATCTCGGGGGTGTCGATGCTGCGGTTGTCGAGGACGAGGCGGACCGCGCCGCGGATGGCGGTGACGAGTTCGTTGTGCAGGTCGGGGCTCAGGCGGGGCCGGTGGGCGAGCTGCACGGCGAGCGCCCAGTTGCTGCCGTGGCCCCAGGTGAGTTCGGTGGTGCGGGTCAGGTGGCTGGCAGCGAGGTCGACCGCCCAGCGGGAGAGGTCGGGGGCGTCGTCCAGTAGTTCGTGGACTTCGCGGCTGGCGTCGTGGAAGTCGTCGTAGGGCAGGTGGCCCCAGGTGATGCCGTCCTCGGCGTTCGGACCGCCGACAGCGGACGGGATGGGGGTGTTCCGCATCTCGTCGCCCACTTCAAGGCGATCCGGGGCGCGCAGGACCTCGGCGTACTGGCGGGCCGCCTCGGCGCGGAGGTCGGCGTCGGTGTACGGGAGATGGGTCATCGTGGTCTCCTTGGAGGCGGCGGCCGGCCGCATTACGGGTGCGGCCGACCGCCGAACGAGGTGGGCTACTGCTGCTCGGGCGCGGGCTGGGCTTCCGGCTCGGCGCTCAGCCAGGCGAGGAGCGGGCCGGCGATGTCGCGGGCTCCCTGCGGGCGCTGGATGACCTTGCGGTTCAGGGCCGGGCAGCGGGACTTGAGGACTTCGAGCGTGTTGTCGATGTCCATGGCCACCGCGACGTCGAACTCGTACTCGATGCCCTTGCGCTGCTCGGGCCGCATGCCGACCCGCTGCGGCTTGCCGCCCTCCAGCACCCACTCGGTGTAGGAGCGCATCGAGGCGACGACGTGGCCGGGGTAGTCGAGGATCGCGGCGACCATGTCGTTCTGCATGGGGGTGCCGTCTTTCCAACCGGCGAACTTGTTGCCGCCGTACTTCGCCTTGGCCTTCTCGACCTGGTCGAGGGTGCCGTCGGTGCCCTTCCAGAAGTGGGACAGGCTGTCGACGAAGACGGTCGGGTAGCCGGCTTGCGCGGCGGCTTCCAGGGCGCGGCCGAGGTCGCGGGGGTCGTAGCGGTCCATGGGCAGCGTGTCGAACTGGATGCCGCCGATCCCGGCGTACAGGCTGGCGGCGCCCTTCTCGGTGTCGATGACGGCGAAGCGGCGCCCCTCGGACAGGCCGTGGGCGATGCCGAGGCCCGTCCAGGTCTTGCCGGAGCCGGACAACCCCTGGATGGACAGGCGGGCTTTGCGGCCTGCCTTACTGGCGGGTCGGAACGCGAACTGCCCTGAGGAGCCGTTCTGTTCGGCGGCGGGGCGTCCGGTGCGGACAGGCGGCGGAAGCTGGGACATGAATGGTTCTCCTAGGCGTACTGGCGCTCGACCCACGAGGGCAGCGCGGTCATCGGGTTGGGCATGTAGCCGGGCCATTCGCCGTTCTCGCGGCAGATGGCGTAGGCGTTCAGGGCGACCGTGTTGAGGTGGCGGCCGACTTCTCGGGCCATCGGGTCGCAGGTCGTGACGACGACGAGGTAGGGCGGTTCCTTCTCCTGCAGCACGAACTGGAACGGCTTCTCGGGGTCGACCAGGTCGAGGGCGAGGCCGGCGTCGAGGTAGTACTCCTGCTGCTGGTGGTAACCCCAGTCGTGGATGACCTTGGGAAGGTCGATCGGGTTCGCGGACTTGGTGGTCTTGTAGTCGACGAGTTGGCCGTCGTGACGGAGCCAGTCGAAGCGGGCCCGGCGCCAGATGCCGTTGTCCTCCCAGAAGGCGGACTGTTCGGCGACACCGGACTCGGGGTGGAGTAGCGCAGACGCCTCCTCGTCGGCGCGCAGTGCGGCGACCATGGCCTTGACCTGCTCCAGCTCGGACGGCTTGAGCGGCGTCTTGCCCTCGGCGCGGATCGCGGCGACCTCCGCCTTGACGGCGTTGGTGGTCCACTTCTCCGCGTTGACGACGACCAGTTCGGGCCCGTTGCCGAGGACGAGGGTGTGGGCGGCGGTGCCGAGGTCGAATTCCTTCTTCGGCGGCTGCGGGTGCTCGGACCAGTACTTGAACTTGGCGGGGCACAGGGTGGCGAGCTTGCGGGCTCCGGTCGAGGAGAGGCTGCCGCCGGGGATCGGATCGGCGTGGTACAGCTCGGCGGGGATGTCGTACAGGCCCGGCTCGACCTCGGCCGGCCCCTCGACCTCCACCGCGGCGGTCACGCAACACCGTCCAGGGGCATGGGGCGGGCGCAGGGCTCGCACAGCGGCTGCTTGGGGGCACCGACGAACGGGCCGTCTTCGTCGCCACAGCGGATGCAGAGCAGCCCGGCGGCCTTCTTGAGCTTGCCGATGCCGTCCTCGTCGTACTTGGCCATGCGGACGGCTTCGGTCTCGACGGGGTAGCCGAGAGCGAGCTTCGCCATCTGGACGGGCGGGGCGTAGGCGAGGAGCTCAAGGAGCTTCTGGCTGAAGGTGCCGGGCTGGTAGCCGCCCTTGTGGCCGAACATCCACAGCACGTGGCGTGCGGTCTCGGCGGGAATGGTGGGGCTGCTGGTGCTCATGGTTCTCCGTTTCAAGGTGTGGGGTGCCGGGCCTCGCCGCCCGTGACCGGGGGGTTGGTGGGGCGGCGAGGCCTCGGCTGCGGCGGAGCTGCTGGGGGGAAGCGGTGCTCGACGCCGCGTATGGGGAGGTTGTGGATCAGGCGGTGCGCATCCGGTACGTCGGCCACGGCCCGGGCTGGGGCAGTTCGATGACGGGCAGCTGCTGCGTTTCGTCGTTGGCGGTGGACTGCCCGACGGGCACCGGGTACGGGACCTGCACGTGGGACACGTAGGGCCGGTCGAGGTTCTGGTAGCCGACGGTGATCTTCGGCCGGGCGTTGACGACGGCGCGGCGCAGTCGCTCCTGCTCGGCCTTCGCGCGGACTGCGGCGTGCCGCAGGTTCTCGTTGGCCTTCACCAGCGCGTCACGCTCGGCCTGGAGTTGGGCGATGAGCATGGCGTCCTGGCAGCCACGGAGCAGCGCGGTGTGGATCTCCCGCTCCCGGTCCTCGACAGCCCCGGTCAACTCACGGTTGTCGGCCTCAACTCGGTGGGCGTGGGTGCGGAGTTCGGCGTAGGCCGCGGTGTGCTTCCCGGTGGCCCCGATGGATATGGCGCTCACTGGCTCTCCCGGCGGTTGGTGAGGCGGTCGGCGATGTACTCGCCGAAGAGGAGGAGGAAGACGGTCCCTGTGATGAGCAGGCCGTTAAGCAGCCAGATCACGGCGTCTCCAGTCCGGTGCGGTCGATAGCGGCGTCGCCCACGAGGTCGGCGGGGATGTCGGCGTGACCGGCGAGGATGTCGTCGATCAGGTCCGGGTCGGTGATCCAGGCGGGCACCAGGCGGCTTGTGATGCCGAGGCCGGTGAGGAGGCCGGGCAGTATCACCGGGGTGGCGTCGGCCGGGGTGGGCGGAAGGTCGAGGATGCTCATCACGCCACCACCGCAGGGTCGAGGCGTGCGGCGTCGAGACGCAGCTCGTACTCGCGGATCTGGCCCGGCGTCCACGTGCGCTCGTCGGGGCCGAACTCGCGGTGAGCTGCGGTCCACACGCGGATGAGAGCTTCCTCAACGACGTCGGCGAGGCGGGTCGGCGTCGCCATCACGCCACCTCCCGCAGGCGCAGGGCCTTAAGCCGCTTCAGGGACGCGGCGTCCATCAGAAGCTTGGCCAGCGCCGTGCAGGTCTCTTCGGATGTGTCGGTGAGGTTGAGGTGCACCCCGGCCTCCAGGCGCAGAACGAGCCCGTGCTCGGTGTCGAGGCGGATCTGCTCGGGCGGGCTGTCGACCTTGATGGCCAGCAGAGAGATCGCAGTCACGACGACGCCTCCAGCGGGTTCGGGTAGGGCAGGGGTGTGGTGGTGGCGTCCGGGTCGGCGTCGTACAGCAGATGCCGCAGCTCGGCGGCCTCACCGTCCGAAGCGGGCTTCGCGGCAGCCACGGCCTCGGGGTGGGCCAGCAGCCAGCGGAGCTTCGAGACAGCGGCGTCGACAGTCACAGCGCACCGCCGATCGCCTCGTAGCGGGCGCGGGCTTCGCGGTCGGACTGGAGTGCCGTCCACCAGCAGTAGAAGAGCGCGTCCAACGCGGCCGGCTTCTCGTCCTCGGGCAGGCAGTCGAAGGCGATGCGGCCGATGTCGAGGACGTCGTAGCCCTCCGGGTGCGCCTCGGCCAGCAGTTCCTCCGCCTCGTTCCACACGGCCTGCCACGCGGACAGTTGCGGCAGCTTCGCGGTGATCACGTCGAACGGGGTCAGGTCGGTCATGCCGCACCGCCCAGCTCGAAGCGGTCCTGGACGTCGTAGTGCTTCGAGACCTCAACCCAGGCGGTGTCGAACAGGTCGATGTCCCGGTGCGTGTACACGGCCACCTCGCGGTGCACGCCGTGGATCGGGCGCTTGATCTTCTGCGGGTCCTTGCCGTCGTAGCGGGCCCGGTAAAGGGCCGCGACGGTCTTCCCCAGGCGGGTACGAGCCGATCCGAGATCAGCTCGCGCGACGCGGCCGTCGAGGTACTCGTCGCAGGTGATGGTCATGTCGGCGGGGTCGATGTCGGGCTCCTCGCCGTTCATCCGCGCCAACTCCGTGCGGGCCATCGCCTCGACGTAAGAGGAGTTGACGAGGCCGAACTGCTTCGCCACACCCATCGCGGTCAGCCGCTCACGGGCCAGCTGCGCCCGCTCCACGCCCTCGATGCGCTGCGCCGGCGTTGCGATCTCCTCGACGTCCAGCAGGTAGGTGCGCACCTGACGGGCGACGTCCGACTCGGTCAGCAGCTGGCCGACGTTCAGGATCGTGCGGCGAGAGAAGACGCGAAGGGCCTGCCGCTTTGAGGTGGTCAGGTTGACCGCCTCAAACGCACGCAGGTCGTCGCCCTTGAGCGTGCGCATCCCGTTCTCGGTCAACTCGTCGCGGTTGCGCCGCACAAGACTGTGGATGGCTTCGACGTCGACCTCGTAGTACGAAGAGACGATGTCTGTGGTGGCGTGCACGCCGTCTGGCAGCAGCGCCAGCGCCTTCACCTTGTCGAGGACATCGACACGGCCGGCGGTCTGAGCCCGCATCGTGCGGGACTCGGTGAGGATCAACTCACCGTGCTGATCTGGGACCATGGTCACTGGGTCCACTCCTGTTTCTCTCAGGGATCTGTGGGTGGATCGCGCGGCGTTTGCCGCAGGGCCCCGGCTGCCGGTCGCAACGGCGGTTGGGGCTCAAAGCCGCTCAGGCGGCGATCGGCTTCGCGTACCTGTTGGGCAAGCGCTCGCCGTTGGCCTGCACCCAGCGGATGTGGGCGGCGGTGAGACGCGGCGACTTCCCGACGTAGGTGAAGGGGATACGGCCCTGCTGGCAGGCCTCGATCACCCAGTTCTCGGTCTTGCCGAGCAGTTCCGCGGCCTTGGCCGGCGTGAACGCCATGAGCTCCAGCTCGGCGGACGTGGGGGCTGCAGCGAGGCGCTCGACGGCTTCCTTGATTTCCGTCAGGCGCAGGATCAGCGTGGTCTCGGCGGTGGACTCAGTGGGGGGAGCCAGGTCATTCCTGGTCACGGGGCTTCTCCTCGTGGGTGATGGCTTCTATGGGCACGCTGAGCACTTCGGCGTAGCGGTGGAGGGTCCCCCTGGCTGCTCCCTGCTTGTTGTTCTCGATGCGGGAGAGGTAGCCGGGGTCGATGCCGATGGCTTCGGCGAGACGCCGCAGGCCAATCCCCCGTGCCGTGCGGATGGCCTTCATTGCGTCTCCGTTGGGTCTCACGAGGCACAACGTAGACGCAATGAAGCGGCACACGCAAGGGGTTGCGCGGGATTCGTTGGGTGTTCCTTGGGTCTACTTGGGTGCTTCGTAGGGCCGAACCCGTGAATCTGTGGCCAGAGATGCACGGCGCGCGAGGGCGCACATACGGGGCGCATGCGCAACGAGGCGCCAACGAGGCAACAAAAACGCTCCCCCAAGCCCGATCAATCCTGGTCAATTAGGGGATTCGATAGGTGCGTGTTGCCAAACGGTGCGGCATGATGAAAGCCATGACAGAGGACCGGACCAAACTGCACTGGGCCGCGCTCGCAACCGCCATCCGGGCAGCCCGCGAAGCGCGCGGCCTTTCGCAGGAAGCCCTCGCCGAGCTCGCCGGCGTCGCCGAGGGGAGCGTCCAGAACCTCGAAAGCGGCAAGCCGCGCAGTCGTATGCCTCAGACCTTGGCCAAGATCGAGCCTCACCTCGGATGGGTCGCCGGGTCCGGCCGTCTCATCCTCGACGGCGGAGAGCCCATCGCAATTAGCGCTTCAGCCGACAGTGGCAGCCGCCAGGATTCTGACAGGTTGCGCCGGAAGCTCCCCTTGCGGATTGTCGATGAACTGGAGAGCGACGATCCCCTGCTCGACAGCGCCGTCATCCGTCTTCCCGGCACTGACGGCGCGCGCATGACCGTCGTCGTGCACGGCAACCCGGACGCCACCCCAGAGCAGATCCAGGAGGCCCTGCTCGCGTGGCGGAAGACCGAGGAGCAGCTGCACCGCCTGCCCGACGACGACGATGACGATGAACAGCAGGCTGCGAACGGTTCGTAACATCACGCACACATATTGCTCACATCCCCTGCTGTAACCGCCCGTAAGTGTGGTCTCATACCGGGACACCACAATGGGGGGCGCCCGCAGTGGTCTTGGGGGACCTATGTACCTGCGGGTTCTGCGTGTTTCGGCCATGCCGTTCAACACGCAAGTCTGGGTAGTCGATGAGCCGGACTGCTTCACGATCTACATCGACAAGAAGCTGATCACCAAGCCTGGCGCGGTCGCGTTGCAGCAGATACTGCGCACGACAGCCACCGGCTGGCGCCGCATCGACAACGACACCGTCTACCGCACGCTCAGGGCAGTAACCGGCTGATGGTCAACTCCCCCACACCATGCCAAGGTTCTACTGTTCGAACGATCAGTGCGTGAGGTGACAGATGGCGCACGCAGAGAAGCGCACCTACGACAAGCAGAAGCGCAAGTGGCGATGGCGAGGCCGGTACAAGAAGCCCGACGGCAGCTGGGGTTCCGTCTCCCGCGACGACAACGGGCAGCCGTTCTACACAGAGAAGGCCGCCGAAGACTACGCCGGCGGCCTCGAAACCGACGTTCGCCGCAAGACCTTCATCAACCCCAGCGACGGTCGCATCACAGTCGCCGAGTGGGCCGAGGTGTGGATCGAATCCGTTGAGCTCGGCAACCGCAGCGACAAGACGTACAGGCAGCGCCTGAGAACCGTGATCCTTCCCCGCTGGGGCACCGCCGCCATGGCCGACGTGTCCACCGTCGCCGTGAAGACGTGGGAGAAACGGCTGCGACAGCAGTACAAGCCGCGCTACGTGAAGTCGGTCATGTCAGTGATGCGGGTCATGTTCGACGATGCCGTCACCGACAAGGTGCGCGCCGACAACCCAGTGCCCACACTCAAATCGCGACGGCGCGGCAGGTACAAGGGCAAGCAGCAGCACGACGAGGTCATCATCGCCACACCCCGCCAAGCGCTGCTGCTGGCCCGCAACGCGCGCGAGATGCGCGGCATCGTCGGCTTCACCATGGTCCTGACGATCGCCTACTGCGGGCTCAGGATTTCCGAGGTGGCGGGCCTGCGCCGCGAGCACCTCCTCCTGGAAGACCAAGGGCAGGGCTGTCGCCTCCTGGTGCGGGAACAGAATCAGTACGTCGACGGCAAGCCGGCGCAGGTGGCGCCGAAGTACGACTCGACGGGCAGCCTCATCGTGCCGGTGTTCCTCGCTGATCTGCTGCGCCAGGTGTTGGCTTCGCATGCCTCGGAGTGGGTGTTCCCCGCCCCGAAGGGCGGCAAGATGCACACCGGCACGTGGTTCTACGCGGCGGTGTGGCGGCGCTGGGTGGACGGCCACAAGGCCGCGCCCGATCCGCTCGGCCGGCCGCCGCGGCTGCCCGGCATGAAGGCCGTGGCGGGGATTGAGGGCATCGTGCCGCACGGGTTGCGGCATTCGATGAAGGTGTGGCTGGACGAGCTCAAGCATCCGAGGGTTGCCGTCGAGGAGCGGATGCGTCATGTTGTTCCTGGAGTTGAGGGCACGTATTCCCATACGACGCTGGCGATGGAGTTGGACATCGCGGCGGATCTGCAGAAGCTGTGGGAGACCTCGGTGGGGGTCACGGATCACCACCGGGAGTGGGAGGAGCCTCGTCCGCCCCGGGAGCGGAAGCCTCGTAAGTTGATCTCCCAGGAATCTCCCAACCTTGAAACTCAAGATCGCCAAGATGGGGAGGCGGAGTGA